GTAGTAGAGTTTACCGTCAGCATAGTTAATGGCTAACTCACCATTTGCTAAGTCTACTGGCACCGAAGATGGTGTCGCCGATTTCTTAAGTGCAATTACTGTGTTAGCCATTAAAAGTCATCTGAAAGGTTTTTAACTACCGGTTGATCTACTATTGGTGGTTCTGTAACAAGTTTCTTTGTTTTTGAAGTTGTTACTTTTTTTGGATTCTTGATTTCTTCAAGTTTATTTTTTAAGTCTACTATTACACTATCTCTTTCTTGTATCAAAGCTTTCATTTCTTTGACTTGATTGAGAAGGGTGTCCATGTGAGCAATCTTGTTACTCATTGTATGATATGAAGCTTCCCAATGAGCCGCTTTTTCATTTGCAGCGGCAACAGAAGCATCATTATTTTTAACTTGATCTAGTTGAGACTGAAGGGTTGCAATGACCTGATCTTTTTCTAGCATCGTGTCATTAACAACCCTGATCTGTGCTTTCAACTGCAAAATACTGCTCAAGTTCTCATGAATAATACCCACAGCAGAATCCACATAGGCATTGATATACTTATTCTGATCCATTACGAATTTCCTTTATTAGAATGTGCCTCCGTCTAGCATACCAAATTGAGGTATACCAGTAGATGATGCCTGTAGAACTTGACCTTCTGTACCCGCAGATGTGACCTTGAGGTCGCCTGCTGTGTTACCGAAGAGAATGCCGTTCTGAGTGAATGATGTAAGTCCAGTACCACCATACGGAACAGTTATGACATCTGCATTCCATTTTCCTGCTGTTAGAGTACCAACACCAGTGATACCAGTATAAGAACCAGTCAATCTTGCAGAAGGTACGGTACCTGTAGTTAGGTAAGATGCATTCGCCGCATTTGTATTTGCAGCGGCACCAATTGTTTCAGCATATGCATTAGATGCTGCTGATCTTGTGCTTGAGATGGTATTAGCCCATCCGTTGGCCGCCGCAGCCACAGTGATTGTGTAGTTGTTGCCTGCTGTGCCCACCTCTTGAGCATAAGCATTAGAAGCAGTTGAGCGCGCCGCTGAGATTGTATTTGCCCAACCATTGGATGCCGCTGCACGTTCAGACGAAATGGTATTGGCCCAACCATTGGCTGCTGCACCTACTGTAATCGTATAGTTGTTGCCAGCAGTGCCTACTGCCTGTGCATACGCATTAGCGCCAGCACCAGTATTAAACGCAAGTAGATTAGCTGCATTAGCCTTATCAAAAGCTGCGCCAATTGTAACGATAGCATTTGCGCCTCCTAACCATAAATTGCTAGTTCTCAAATCAGCATTGAGAACAGCAAGTGTCATATTGTTTGATAACGCACCTATATGATTATTAGCAGGTTCTGCATCATAACCTTGGAATAGATAGTACATCTTATCTTGATGTTCACGATAAAGACCTGTGTGAACATTTGCACCTGTAGCATTTACGTAGTTTGCAATAAAACCAATGTCTACAATGTCTGAGATATAGTTGTTGCCAGCCAGATAGATAAGAGGATCTGATACGCGAAGATTTTCAGCATCAATAACATACGTATTTCCTGCAACAGTCAATGATCCAGTAACTGCCAAGTTGCCGGTTATTGTTTGACTTGGTGCAGTTAGCTTTACAAATGTTGTGTTAGAATAACCTTTTGCATCAGCGCCTACAGTATTGGCCCATCCGTTGGCTGCCGATGCACGTTCAGATGAAATAGTATTGGCCCAACCGTTAGATGCGGCCGATCTTTCTGTAGAGATTGTATTTGCCCAACCATTAGATGCGGCAGACCTTTCAGATGAAATGGTGTTAGCCCATCCATTGGCAGCAGCACCTACAGTAACAGTGTAACTATTACCTGCTGTACCGACCGCTTGAGCGTAAGCGTTTGCACCCGCACCAGTATTGAAAGCCAGAACATTAGCCGCATTAGCTTTTTCAAATGCTGAATTGGCGTGATCTCTTGCAGTATTGGCCTGAGTGAATGCTGCGCTAACGGTCGAACCAGTGTTAGCAGTATTGTATGCTGTATTGGCCTGATTGAAGGCCGCAGTGATGGAATCAAGGTACGATTTGCCGCCTACAGGAATTACACCGTTACCGTCAGGTGTACCTATGAAAAGTGTGTTAGAAGAGTATGAGTAGGCTTGTTCACCTGAAGACAACGAACCGTTCGGCCGTACTTCTCTTGATTTGAATTAATGTATTAGACATAACCGTTCCTTGTTGTTTTTCTTATTTATAGGTTAAAATATTCCGCCGTCTAAACTATTATCAAAAGCCGTATTCTGAGTTGTACCATCAGAAAAAACAATCACACTATTTGCAGAGAAGGTTAAATTACCTGTCATAGTATCACCTGCGCGTAATACTGCATTTGCTGCCAATGCATAAGCCGAGTTGGCCAAATCTCTTGCAGTCAAGTCAACAGCGGCCAACTCAGGAGCAATAGCGACCGTGCGTATTGTTGATCTTTGCTGATTGTTGATCGACACCCTGTTTTTTGGATTTGATATTACCGTAACTTTCATTAGCGAGTTACCCTAGGTGAAACAGTAATGATACCTTCTAGCACTCTTGTTGTCACGTTATTTGGATCTACAGTTTCAAGATCAAACAGATAACGACCAGACTTTAAGTTTGCAGTAACATTTGCACCTACTGTCATGGTGATCTCACCATTACCGGAATCAGTTATCGTACAAACAATATTTGCAGAAGCATTCACAGAGTAATATGATCTACGCATCTGACTACGAACTATGTAACCAGAAATATTGATATTTGCATTGGTAATATCATCAGACAGGTTGATGACGTTGTTAAACGAAGCACCCTGATCCATGAACAATTCTACGTATGCAGACATATTATTTCCTTTATAGTAAGTTCAATACAGAGGTTGCACCGGATAACGTTACGTTTCCTGTAATGATCAAATCGGTTATGGTCAGTGTATAAGCTGTTGTGTTGGCTAGAGCGGCATTAGCTTTTGCAAATGCGTTGTTGGCATGTACTCTGGCAGTGTTAGCTTGTGACCAAGCAGCATTGATATTTGTGTTAGCAAGATAGTTATCAACTTGAATGTTAGCGGTGTTATAAATCGTAGCTGTAACGTTTGGATCTTGAAGAACAGCATTTGCCAACTGACCTTGTTCAATAAGCAATGTGATCGTGGAATCAATGAACGCATTACTGAATACAACATTCGATGCTGTAGCGTTAGCTATGACGTTTGCATTGTCGTAAATCGTATTAAGAACTACGGTGTTGGCAAGAACAGCGTTTGAAATGTTGCTAGATTCCGCAGCGATAAATGCATTCACCACATTGTTTGTGAAGCTTGTACTATAGATTATCTCATTGGTTTTTGTATTAGCATTAGTGTACAGTTGATTTAGAACTGTTGCGTTATTTGCTATGACATTTGGAACTGTGCCGCCGGCGACAATCACATTTGCCACATTGTTGGTGTATGCAACAGAACCGATAAGATTGTATGCACCACTATTTGCCGAGACATTTGATGTGTCTTTTAGTATTTTGACTAGAACAGTGTTGTTGGCTACGGTGTTTGCAACTTGGCCATTATCAATGATGATATTTGCAACGTTATTAGTATACTCTGATGTTGAGAGTAGTTCATAGCTGTTACTGATTGCTGCCGCATTGGCCGAATCTCTAAGCAACTTTACTAGAACAGTGTTGTTGGCTACAGTATTAGCCACTACACCATTATTTTCTAGTGTAACAACTAATGTATTGGTATAGTCTACGGTTGAAACGAGATTATATGCACCACTATTGGCAGATACATTAGCGGAATCTCTCAATAGTTTGGTGAGAACACTATTATTGGCTACGGTATTAGCAACTTGACCATACTCTATGAGTACATTGGCAACATTATTGGTATAACCGACAGAAGCAATAAGATTGTATGCGCCGCTATTAGATGATACGTTAGCGGAATCTCTCAGTAGTTTAACCAAGACTGAGTTATTAGCAACAACATTTGCTGTTTTACCGTCATCTATCATCAGATTGGCTACGTTGCTCACGTAACCAGTGTTGTAGACTATATTTGTTGTAGTAGTATTTGCATTTGTATTTGAGTTATTATAGAACTGAGTTAATACAGTTGTGTTTGCAATTACGTTGTTGGCAAGATTACCTGATGTGACAACAGCATCAATGATAACATTGTTGAACTGAGTGTTTGCAATCAGTATTGCGGCAGAGATATTGGCCGCAGTAAATGACGCTGCATTTGTAGTGTTGTATGCACTGACAGCCAGCTGGTTTGTTTCACCATATTGAACAATCAATTGGTTTGTTGTTACCATCCACTGGTAAAATGTATCCGATAACGATACGTTAGCAATAGTCATTTATTTAACGCCTTTATTAGTAATTCTTTTATTTCGGACATATCTTTTTTTAGTTGCTCAACATCGTTCACAACACTCTTCATTTGAGACATTCTCATTTTTGTTGTTCTGTAGTTTTGCAGACTTTCGTTATCTTTATTTATAAGATAACCCTGTTCCGTTCTGTATATACCATGTACATCTGTTTTTATGTCCGACATCATCACCTCTTATATCTGCAACGCAATGACACGAAGGTCTGCAACTCTTGGAACTATCGCACTGTTTATAGGATCTGTAGTGTTTTCTGGACCACCAAGCAGACCGATCTTGATCTGATATGATCTGTAACCAGTAAACTGTGTATTGTTTGTGTTTCTGTATTGGAATACACCAAGAGAACTTCCGCTCTGTGCATAGTTATTACCTGTCAAGTGTCTTGCAGGAATCACATAGTTAAATTCCTTAAAGTCATTTCTATTTACAAGAGATGAGTATACAGTATCGTCAGACTTCTCAAGTTCAATCCAAGGCAGAACATCAAGTGTGTCTGGATCTTCATTGTGACGTGGCTTAAACCAAATCTTGATGTCTGTTGAAGGTGGTCTGTATGCAGTTATGATCACACGAATATCTTCAGCATCTTGACCTTCAGCAAGTGTGATTGGTTGAGAGATATACTTGTTGAAGAGCTTACCACTATCAACGCTTCTTACATTGAACAGATTTGTCACTGTTGCGCTTACAGTATTACCTGTATTCTTTGAAGACATATCGCTGTTATATGCAATAACAAGTTCACTGTTGAAGAAACCGTTTGCTGACATTATGTAATTGCTTCCGTCAACGGCTTCGACAATCAGATTTGCACCCGAATTTGAACCAACAAGTCTGTCAGAAACATTGATTGTTCCGTTAGCTGCTGTTGTCAAAGTCAAAGTCAATTTGTTAACAGCACTCTCTGCCTTTGTATTTGCATTGATGATATTATCAACGATAACAGATTGTGTCTTTGCAAGGTCAATAACAGGAGACAGATAGTTTGTTGTTGTTGACATGCTAATTCTAAGATTGCTTGATCTGCTACCGCCTAGACCATCTTTTTCGTATGATCTTGAGAGAATAACTTTTTCATTGTCAAACTCATAATTCTGACCATCATTCACTGAGATATAGCTATCAAGAGCCGCTGTATTGTTGGCTGTTGTTCTTACTTCAAATCCAACTGAAGTCTTATTGAATTTGATATAGCTTGGTTCAACATCGATCAAAGAGTATCTCTGATTTGCAATAGCATCGATTGTTGCTGTAATTCCTGATGTTACACCACGAATTGTGTCACCAACATAGAAGTTACCGCTTGATTTTTCAAACTCAGCACGGTTTAGACCTTCAAACACTTTGTAATCTGAAAGAATTGCTTGTCCTGTTCTCTTCAAGCTGATCACAGAAGTGTTTGCATATGTTGTACCATTTGCATTTGCAAGCGTCAATCTTTCACCTGATATGTAAAGATTGTTTGCTACAGCATATACTGAGCCAGAGATGCTCAAGATGGCAGCGTTAGCGCCGGAGTTTTGACCGATAAGTCTATCACCTACAATGAGAGCGTTTCCATCACCTCTGTTTGTTGTGTTGCCAGTTAGTGTCAATCTATCGTTGCCGACAAATCTTTCACCATTCTTCACAATTGAAGAACTCAAGTTGCCAAGAATTGCTCTTTCAATTGGTTTATTACCTAGAACAACTTGACCTGTTACGCCTGTGCTGAAAGAAGCTCTATAGAACTTGATGAACAAGTCAATATCTGGAACCATGTCCCAGTTCAGATTGTTATTTGTTGTATAGAATGTGCCTGTCAGAGGTCTTGCATTAACTTTTTGACCTGTTCTGACATCTGTTTCACCAACTCTAGATACCCAGAAATATGTGTCTGGATTCAAACCTACAGTGTGAATGATGAATGCATACTGTGTGTCGTTATACAAGAACACAGGTGCAGGGAATGTAATTGTTGTTCCATTAGTTCCATTCTTCACATCTGAAGCAGAAGCAACATTCATTTGTGCTGGTGTCAACCATACTTCTGAGAATGGTACTTGGTTACGTGTAACACCACCAGCATTATCCATTTCACGAATTTCTACCCACACACCAAGTGTAGGATGCTTTGCTGCAAACCACATATCAAGTTTAGTCAAGAAGACGCCTTCTTCACCTTCTGGAGCTTTTGGAATAAATGAGTAACCAGAACATGAAATGTTGTTTACGTAATATACTTTTGTCTGATCAACTGTTTCTGTCAATGGTTTTGTTGTAACAGAAACAGAGCGAGTTGTCAGAATTGAGTTCTGTTTTGTTTCGCTTAATCCTGCTGCAACATATTCTTTCTTTGCATAACTTGAAGCATCTACAGCGTTTGTTGGACTATCCGTTACAATGACTTCTCTTGATCCCATTCTGAAAATACCAGGCGGAATTGTCATATTGAAGAAGATTTCACCGTTCGCATCTGACTTCAGATCAGAGCCAAGATTATATGTGTATGTTGTTAGAGTAGTGTTTTCTACGTTTGCCGCTTCGGCTGTAAATTCATTCTTTGACAGAGGTCTCACAAAAGATGTGATACCTGTGTTTGACATGTTTTCACCATCAAAGAACACGAAGTATTTGGTATTGGCCTTTAGACCTTTACCATTTACTTGAATTGTTCTTGCACGGATATATGGCTTTAACGAAACGTCAAGAAGCTTAGAACCTATTGTTTCAGACTTTTCTGATAGCGATGTTGTTGTTTCAACACCAGTTCTCGTCTTCTTTGAAAGTTCGGTGATCTTGTAGTCATTATCACTTACTGTTGTGAGTGATGCCACGATACCATTACCTGTAGCAGCCCTGTCTACAAATTTTGTAGGTGAACCTGTGAATGCTGTTGGTTTACCCCAAATCTTAGGATCATTTGGATTACCTGTACCAGAACCGCCGCCGCCATAAAGTGCATCTTGATAAGTTTGACCAACAATAGTTGTCTGCCATGCATTCCATGTTGTAGTTGTTCCTTGCTGAACAGAATTAGGATTTGGTCCAGAAAATATGATTTCATCAGCAATGTAATCTGTGTCACTCCAAACATCGGTATCTGGATACAGATATAGATTACCAATGAAGCGATATGTTGAAAGCTCAATGTTTCTGAATGTTGTAACTCTTGGCTGGTCAATCAAGGTAACATGTGTGTATGGTAGAGTTATCAAATCACCAGTCTTTACAACATTGGTGTTTGCTACCAGATCATAATCGATTGAGTGCATTGTATATTGTGGACGAATTGAAAGTTCTTTTGGATCCACTACAATCTTATACTCAGGATTTGTTATATCACCATTATTGTGATCACTGAATGTATCTACAAAAATACCACTCTTAAATCTTTCAAGTCCGTTTTCATCTCTTATCTTGAGATCAGAGGCAGTCTTTTCAAGAAGATTCAAACTTGTGTAGTATTCAAGGTTGACAATTCTTTCCTTCAATACGTTAATGTCACGCATAGTAAAGCGAATGTTAGATGTCTTTATTGCATTACATGCAAGGTCTCTTCTACGAATTGCTTGTCCATAATTTGGAGCAAGAGAAGGATATGGTGCAATGTATAGATTTGCCAGAGACATTGAATTCGCAGGAATATCTGGTGAAATAGGTGAAGATGAAGGCACACCTTTGACAACAGATATGATGCCATTTTTGTCAATGACCACAACATCTCTTCTTGGAAGATAATAAGAGAAGTCATAACTTAGCTGTGAAGAAGGAACTGGCAATCTGAATCCATTCGTATCAGCAATGAATGTAGATGATACAGTAGGATTTTCAGTTGCATCTGCAATTACCATTGTAGTTGCTGCGCCAGGATCATATGCAGTACTTGCTTTTACCTGTCTAAAATCAATATAATTTCTTAGATCATATGATGCACCAGTTATTGGAGACCTATAGATCGGTATGTTCTCAGTTCTTATTGTTCTTACAGCAGGTGAGCTATCATCATCTACTGGATATGATTCAACAGAGAAGTATCCAAATCCTGGTGATGATGTAGGAATGAAATAGTCAAGCTGAACGAGCAATCTATCATTTGTGCCCAATGCAAAGTTAGGCTTGATGCTACCGTGTTCATAGTACATATCACGCTGACCATTATCAAACGTGAATAGTGATGTCACATCTGTACCATCTGAAAGACTTGTTGGGTAGCTACCAGATTTCTTGATGATCTTTCTTATGCGATACACATCAGCAAAACCAAGATTGAATGGTCCGACTGTACCTGCTGTAGAACAATTAATCTTCACATATCTTTCTTGTGATAGATTTTTTGTAACTTCGGCACTATTAGGACGGACAACTTGATATGTTACTTTACCTGTAATGCTTGTTGGATATATTTCTTTCAGATCGAATGATAACTGAGTTGATGTTGTAGAAACAATTCTCTTTAATCCAGTGTTACCTTTTGTTGTAAGGTCAATTACATCACCTGCTTTGTAGACTTTGTTGTATGTATTTCCTGTCACACCAGAAGACATGACATTTTCTGTAAGTCTAAGTCTTAGATCAGTTTCGATTGCAGCAATGTAATATGTGTTGGCAATACCTTGAATTTCAATCTTGTCGCCACTATTATACTTTAAGAATTCTGTACTTGTACCTGTAAGAATATCTGAACCAGATGATATGTTTACTGTACCTGGTCCTGCAATGTTCACATTGCTGTCAAGTGTGAATATGATCTCTCTCTTGTCACTGTCAGAAAGATCGGAGTCTGTACCATATGGAAGAGTTTCACCAATACCAGATGTACCAAGAGTAAGAGTAACTGTGCCTGATGTAGTAATAGGTGATACCGCAGATGTTCTCTTGAAGTTGAATGTTGTTCTTGGATTACCAGAAGAATCCTTCAAGTCTTTTACCGCATAAGAACCAACAGGGTATAATAGAGCGGATGTTGTTGAATCTCTTAAAATAGTTTCTGTTTCATTGACATTTAGTACAATGTCACCACCTAATCCTGTTGTTGGCGCATAAAAACTTTTTACATTTGCAAAAGCATTCGTGCCGTTCATTCTTAGGTCTGTAACATAGAAATCAACTGTACCAGAAGGAGTACCTAACACACCTGAATTATATTCATAAGCCATCATTCTGGCTGTACCGATAGAGTTACCTGTTGGTGCACCGGTGTATAGTTTGTTTGTCAGTCTCTTGTCTGCTTTATCATATAGGACAACTTGTTGGCCTTTGTCGTGGTCAAGAGATCCGATAAACTCATTCAATGTAACATAGCTGCCCATTGATGCGCTTGAGATTTGCGTATTGACTGTTGTGTTTGATAGTCCTTTTTCAATAGAAACATATTCAGTTACAAGTTTATTGACTTCATAACCTTTAACATAACCAATACCAGGCTCAACACCTACTGACAACAATTCGTTGTTGCCTGTAGCAAGAAGACCGCCATTATTTGCTATGTTCAAATTCTCACGTAGACGAACGCCTAGACCATGTACGTAATAGTCACCGGACTCATCAAATCTCTGCTTTGCCATTTCATCACGAAGAATATTGTACATAGGTCTATCATAGATTTCTGTAACAATACCATCACGGATAGAGAACAACTGAATAAAATCTGGGTTATCAATGACTTCATCAAGACTATATGATTGCAGAGAAATATCTAGCTGTAGTCTATCTGCGCCCGGCGCGGAGTAGTTTGAAGACTCCAATGCTGGATCAAGAAGGCTTGAGTCCTGTGCCGCAGTGATAATCTTTTCTGTAATGGTAAAGCCTACAATACCAGAGAATGTCTGTGAATATGGAGAAAGAACGATAGATGATGTTGGGAAGTAAATGAAATGTTCTTTAGCGAATAGAACGCCTTGTTCAATAACAAAGCGAGTGCCTTTACCAGTAGCATTGTTTGCACCTGCTGGAACAGATGATACAACAATAAGTTTACCAATATTGGTTGTAAGTGTATCACCGGTCTGGAATGTTACGATATCAGAGTTAGACGTTGCAGAGTTATTGTATGTGACGAAGATCGTCTTGGTATTGGCGGTTGTTTCTGTACCATCTACAACATCTTCAATAAATGCTTCAAGTCCGTTAGCATCATTTGTTACAACATACTTCTTATAATCTGAAATAGAGATGGCAACATTGGAATCATCAACGTCACGTACCTTTACATAAGGCACATCTTTTTCAATGTTGAACTTACCGGGAAGAACGATAGATCCTTCTCTGAAGATATGCTTACCAAATCTATCGATCTGCTTTTGCAGCATTGTCTGCATTTGAGTAAGCTCTCTAGCCTGAACTGCAAAGCCTGGCTTATAGAGAATGCGATAGAATTTCTTACCTTCATCGTAGTCATCGTAATAAGGATATACATTGAAATCTGTAGTCAACTTGCCATTGGCTGTATTTGCCATTTTTTATTCTTCCTCTTAAAACTTCAACACTATCTTATAATCTTCTGTTTGATCAGCCGCTCTTTCAATAGGTGATATCTGATCAATATACAGCAAGTTGCCGCTGTATGGTCTTAATTCTTTTTCTGTGATGGACTCAACAAATCGGGCCGCGCCGCTATTGGCGCCTTGAAGCAGAGAAGAAGTCACATCACCAAAAGTATCTGTCAATTGCAGTATGTTGTTGCTAGTGTCAAAATCAACAACCAAACCTTTGAACGTTGCAGTAGCTAAAGAACCGCCTTGATATACATACTCATCTTCTAAGAAATCAATTGAACCGGGGCTCATTGTTAGTCTAAGCACTTGAGAGTATGTTGTATTTGAAGCAACATTACCTGTACCTGCAACTATCGGATCTTGAATAATCGCAATCTGTCTATACTCGTTATTTATGGATATTTTACCGTCTTCTGATGATTTTAGTCTTGGATTAAGTATCAAATATGAACCGCCAAGTTCACGCATCGCATCTGAACCATGGCCGCCGGGAGGCGGAAACACCACAGAAGCTTCAGCACCAACGCCGCTGCCTGTGTCTGAGATAGAAACATTGGCTGTTGTATAGTTTAGTCCATGATTGACCATGATAATAGCAGAGATCGTATTTGATATTGTATTGACCTTTGCTCTTGCTGATGCACCGGTACCATCACCAGTAATAGTTACTGTGATGCTGTTGGCATTTGTATAACCTGATCCTACATTATCAACTCTGATGATATCGATAGAGCCAACTTTTGCATCGTCTTGAACCTGCCATTGTAGAGTGTTGTTATCAACCAAGAGTGTTTTGACTGGCATATGGTCATTTGTCAAAAATCTAATGCGCTCTTCGGCTGTCAGCGTGTACATATACTTCCAGATATATCCGTCTTGTTCTTCAACAGAAGCATCTGTAATTGTCTGAGTTGGCATCACTGTCGATAGTGACCCAATTGCATTAGACAAACACTTATAGATATTCCAATCTGTAGTCAGTACATAGAAATCTGTGCTATCATAAAGTAGAGAACAGGTGCAATGATGATATTGATTGTATTCTGTGTTGGCCGACCAATCAATTCTTCTGATACCGTGACGAACATCACCACCACTAATGAGTTTAGCTGCAATCATATTCTGCCATACATCATTAAATGCACCAACAGAAGAGTTGGCCTGAGGTGGTGCCGCATCGTTTGACCAAGCTCTTACTTTTCCAATTGTCAGGTAGATATTTGTTGGACCTTGATCAGATACAGACTTTTTGAATTGTTCCGCATTGTAAATCTTAAGGTTTTCAGAAAAAATTGAAGCCATTATTGTACTGTTCCAGTTCTATTGTGGTATTTATACGCTAATAAACAAAAGGTTGCCGCTGCTGTTCGCTCTAGTTTGAACTCTGTAGAAAGTATTTCCTGTCAAATTCTTAGGCAACACTGTTGTGACAGACATAGATGTGCTGTTGTGTACAGAACCAACATAGAAGGTATTTGAGTATCCTGAAATTCGAATTGCATCACCAAGGTTCAGCGTATTGAATGCTGTACCAGAACCTGTAAGAACTCTTGTATTTCCAAGTCCTGAGTTTGCAGATACTGTACCAGATACTGTATTGGCATAGTAGATCGTAAATGCTGCTGAGTTTACAGCGTTTGTCTTGAATATACCATTGCTTAAGTTGCTAGTGTCACCACTTTCAATTTCGATATAGACATTAGCAAAACTAGACACATCTTCATTAGGACTGTACACCAGAACCAGAGTACCATTGGCATTAGATGTAGAGATATATGTGCCGATCTGAGTTGTATTTGAATATTGACCTGTTGTGCTATTGAATGATAGGTTGACCAGAGGATCAACAAACAAGTATTCACCAAACAACTTCATGCCTGCTGGGTGAATTAGGTCTTTGAGAGCTTTTCTATACTTCTCAATAGACTGTCTAGCCTTCACAACGTATGAATAGTTTTGATAGTAATCTCTATCTTCCAAGAAGTTGTAACCAGACAGATGTCCGTCATCATTGAGATATCTACCAGGATATGTAAATGAACCTGTAACGATAGATACGTTTGCTTTGGCTGTACCGTCACCAATACTGGTCAAGTTCAGCTTTGTGTCTACATCATAGTTTGTACCTCTGTTCACGATGGTCAGCTTGATGATACCACCAAGAGTGCTGGTACCAGCTTGAATGTCTTCACCATCTCCAAGAATTGCTGTAACTAAAATTTGAGCACCGTTACCTGTTCCGCTAGACACATTTGCGCTTGGTAATTTGGCCTGAGAATATCCAGAACCACCAGTTATTTGACCAGGCACAGGTACAAATTGAACTGATACAATCTTACCGTTGGCATCTACAGATTTTACGTTTGCTAAAGCGCCGACTCCATAACCACCTATTGTATTGGTGAAAGTGATGGCATCACCGTTGGCGTAACCTAATCCACCATCGACAATTTCCATACGACCTAGAACACCTAAGCTACGAACAACAGTATTAGATACCGCAGAGATAGAAGGTAGCGATGAGTAACCGCTACCTTGGAAAGACACGGTCGCCGCTAAGATAGGTCCAGTATTACCATATGTAAAATATGAAGTGGCATTGGCGATAGCTGTATTTACATTTGACGAACTTAAATTAGAATATAAAGTATTACCAATTGTTGTGTTTGCTTCAAGTGCAATTGTAGAGATAGGCACAGAATATGTGTTTGGGTGAACTGAGTTATCTTTCAATACTGTAGCCACAAAACCACCGGCACCAACACCGCCGCCGCCGGCGATGATCATTTGATCAGAAACTTGAAATCCAGCACCGCCTTTGATAACACCAAGAGACACAATGTTGCCTGAAGTAACAGAAGAAATGATGACATTTCCGCCTGTGCCTGTGAGGCTTTCTATAGGCACTTCGGTACCAACTGTATAACCAGCACCGGGTGTAGTCACATCAACAGTATTGATGAACCCTTTGAATAAGTTTGCAGTCAGGCTGCGTGTTGTACCGTTATCATCAAAGAGAGTGAAGATAGTTTCACCGGCTCTGAATGTTTTGTACTGGTTAGAAATCTTCAGTTCATAGATAAGAACGTCTGCCTCATAGTATACATCTGCACGTTCTACGATGGCATATGCACCAGTTGTATTACCTGTAATTTTTCTACTCTTGAAGTTTTGTAAAACATTCACAGAAGAATTTGCTACACCATCAACTTTTACATCTTCAATCTTGACAGACTTTTCAATAAACCACTTACCATCAGAGGCCCTGAGAACATCTCTCTTTGGGTAATAGAACTCTGTGTTCTCTTCACCAAACAAAATACGAAGCAAGAACTCAATTGATTTTTCTGTACCACGGGCCTTATAGAAATCTTTGATATGCTTGAGTACCAGCGCCTTATCAGCAATGATCTCTCTTGGTATCTGGTTAATAAATGTTCTATAAAAATACTCAGCAAATTCATCAACAGTTCTATCGATATCTGCATATGCTGGTAAATTTTTGCCGCGTTCAATTACTTTACCGTTTTGCTCTGTGTATTCGTAGTAAGCTTCAAGAAAGCGCACAAAAGTCTCATGGTCATTTCTTACAAAGAAAGGAACCTGAGACGCAACCAGATTAGAGATTTTACTATTGGTGTTTGCCATTTATTACTCTGGTAGAACTGTTAATTGAATTGATCGTGCATCATTTTCATCTATGTCTACAATACGATTGCGTAGAGGATAGATGTTATGTCTTTCTATTGGTAAATCAAATGTCAAGATGTTTGTATCATAGAAGTCGTTGGTTGTAGTGCCAAGCGTAAATACTGAAGTCAGGTCAATAAACCCTGTTTCGTAATTGATTGTTCCAGCCTCGGCATTGACAATAACTTTCTCACCATTTTCTTTTGTGTAGAATGTGCGAAGTTTACCAAACTTTGACTGTAGCTTGGCCACAGCAGATGCTTCTGAACCAACACCAGAGATCGATACGACCGCTCTGGTATAGTTAACACCCTTGTTTGTCACTGTAATTTCTACAATTCTACCGCCGGCTATTCTTGCAACGGCTGTTGCTCCTGAACCGTCACCTGTGATAGTGATCGTAGGTGTTGAAGTATAGTTGATACCAGGATTTACGATCTCAATAGAATCCACACCAGTAAATGCTTCTGGTACTTCTTCGAACTTAACCTCTCTAAGTGTGTTAGAGGAGTCATAAACCTTTACAGTAGGATATGAAGCTATCTGCTGATTATAATCACCCTTCTTGATAGGGAAATTGGCATTGATCGTATATTTTTTTGTCTCTGATGGTGTTAGCTGAATTCTCTTCTGCAAGAACACCTTCATGTCAGAACCCTTGATAGACTTTTCAGAAGTCTTCACGAAGCTCTGAAGGTCTTCTAATCTGAATGTCGCATCAAACCCTGTCAATTCTCTTGTCTTATAATCAATAACAGCGGCTCTTGCATAACTCTTGATCTGTTCAGCAGACAAACTTGTCAGTGTTGGATCGTAATACACATCACCTCTGACAATGATATATGAATAGTCTGGATCTACAATCTCAGGGATAACAGTGAGAACATTGCGGTTACGGATTAAACTCTCTTTGATATTTTCTTTTTCTTGATTTGACAAGAAATAGTTCTCTTTAGTCTTGAGAGACAAGAACACTTTACCATAGATAGGTGGATCGTTGTCTTCACCACCCCATGTCTTGACTGCATCAATATTGCTGTAATCTCTGAGAATTAAAGTCTCATAGTCACCTACAGTTACAGCACGGTTTTGAGTTGCATAGTGGTATGGTGCTCTATAGCGAACATCTGCAATTGTTTCTCTTTCTGCACCTGAATAAGATGCTGAGATAGTGGTTACAGATACGTTATCATTGAAATATCCACCAGCAGTTTGAACAATTGCAAAATTGTTTATCTTGTTGGTCATTGAACCCATTACATCAAGATAGGTAATGGTGATGATATTACCATCTTTTGGTCTTTTGCCTACGACATTATCACCAAAATAAACTGAGTACTGGCCCTTTTCATTTTCTTCAATGAAATATGCCTTGGTGTTTGCGTTGATATCAAGCACATCTTGATATGCAGTGTAGACCTCTGTGTAAGTATTGATAGCAGATTCCTGCACAATGATAGATACCGTATCGGTGTCGATATTGGCAGAAGGAATATCAAAGCGTCTCTTTATATTGAGAGAGTCCATAACGAACTGTCTGGTGACAACTTCACCCTGCTTGAGTGTTACGTTTGCGAACTGGAAAGAACCGTTTGATTTGCTTGTATTGTATGTGTCATTTGTGACGAACTGATAGTTTACACCGTCAATATCTCTACCTAAAAATCTGGTGTACTTGTCAAGTGTAAGGGTGGTCACCGATTGATCTTCATTGATACTTGGTGTGACACGAATATTTACTTTGACTTCTGATGCCCTTGGACTCTTAGGGAAATAATTGATCATCTTTGCATGTGATATGACCGACTGTCTGATCTGTGCAGTATCAAGAAACATCTCGTTACCCACCATATTGACATAGTAGCCCATATAGTGAGTGTTATATGCAAGAATGTCCAGCAAGACGGACATGGCAGAGCCTTCGAAATCAAAGTCTTGAAATTCCGATTGGCCTCTCAAATAATTCTTGATGTTTTCTTTGATTGAAACGAAATCTAATTCCGTAACTCTTAGTGCTGTATTTGCAGATGACATTTTAACCTCTTAGTGCGATGTTGTTTTGTCTCACAACACGCATTTTTCTTGCTGCTTCTTGCATATTTAACAAGGCCTGGCCTTGTCTCTTTTTACCTTTATTGGCCGCAACTCTTTTAGCAACACTCTCTGGTGTTTGCTTTTTGCCTAATAGAGAACGTCTTTGCTTCTCAATGCTATCGGCACTTCTTTTTCTTCCAGTCAGAGACTTGCTGATTTTCTGTCTCTCTTCAGGTGTCTTTGTATCACCCAATCTGTTTTTGTTTCCTATCATCTTCTTGATGGTCTTCTCTTTCTTATATAAATCTGAGGACCAATGACCAAAGTGATGGTTGTGTAGATTATAGTATCTCTTACCTAATTCATCTTCTTTGATCATTGACAACCATCGGCATTCTTCTTCAAGCAAGTCTTTTCTATTGGTGTACACCTTACTTAAAATCTTTCTTCTGAAGTCACCTGGTCTATGCTTATAACCTTGTTTCATCCATGTTGAACTGCAAATATAACCATCATTTTCTGATCCCCACCGGCAACCTATGTAATACCTTTTGTGCTTCTTGTCATACCAAAGATAGACAAATCCGTATTGTTCCATTTAACACTCCTTTTCGGAGTATATAGTATTCTATACATTTCAACGGATTCTTTCTAGAAATAGTGTCGTTAATACTGGTTCTTCTGTGTTCAAAATAGTATACTGAAGACGCACATTGATACCATTGGCATCTAGATCAGGATTGACCTCAACGAACTGTAGACGAACTCTAGGTTCAAACTTGAAGATAGTCTCTGAGATAGCCGCTTCTAACAGGTTCTTGACCAGTGGATCAGCAATCTCATCGAACAAAAGCCTTTGCACATTAGAACCAACTGATGGTCTGAATGGTCGATCATAGTAATTGGTCAGTATCAAGTTACGTATTGATCTCTTGATGGCATCTTGGCCTCTTTTGAGAACAACATCATTGGTTGTCGGATTTCTTAAGAAATCGAGGTCTAGGTCTGAGTAGTCATTTAGTCTGGATATTGATTGTCTTAGCATGGTATTATTTATGTCTCATTATGTTACCATATAACTGTTAGGTTCTGGTGTAGCAGTCTGAGCCGCTATAAATTTACCTTTTCTTGCATCTGCCGCAGTAGCTTTATTTGAATTGAAATAGATATTTGGTGACGCATCTAGATTAAAATTGGCACCAGCAAAGACATTAAACATACCTCTAGATACAAAGTTCATTGATCCACCTGTGGACTCAATGCTCACATCACCTTTACCTTCAATCTTAATACCATCAGACTGTGATGAAATGCCAAGGCCTTTGCCTGCTGAGATCGACATATGTTCTTTAGATGATACTGCTACGCTCTCTTTGGCCATGACCGCATGGTTCTGAGCAATCTGACTGTTCATACCGTCTACTGTTTCAAAACGGTTCTTACATGAAGTAATCATATCACCCTGTATTGTTTGAATGCAGTCACCCATGATGGTTGTGTTGTAGTCACCATCAACTTTCATTGAACCACCACCATGCACCACAATATCATGTGCGCCCGTGACCATTACTCTGTTCTCACCAAATACCAAGCTGTTCTGACCGTTGTGAGAGACAAACTGAACTGCTCCATCTGGATTGATATAAAATGCTGAACCAGATACGTGCTGAAACATCAAGAATTCACCGTCTTTATTGTCACCAGCGGCAATCAGATTACCTGATCTACCGTGGTGAAGCGCAGTGACATTCTCCATTTTTTCAAATGCTTGAGGAATATCATGAGGTGTCTTGAACTGATCGAATTTAGGTACTGATTTCTTTCTTGGTTCTGTTTGTCCACTGTCTTGCTGTGCCATAATATTCTCCTATTATTTCGTCAGTATGTAAGCTAAGTTCTGTATTTGCTGAATAATAGCAAAATTGGAGTCTTTACCTCCGGCAGTCGATACATCTCTAATGAGTTTCTGTCTTGCTTGTTCGATTTGAGGTGGTAGTCTTCTCTGAGCTTCAGCCCATTTCTTATAGACTTCATTTGAACCACCGATACCAGTACCTGACTGAGATGATGGTATATTCTGGAATGAATTCAACAGAGACATGATGAAATTCAATATATCAAGCACATCTGAACTGTCTTTTGTTTCAACCTTACCGCATGAAGTAATGATAATTGCGGAAGTATTGGTGTTTACCGTATTTGCATTGGCTATAATGACATTACCAACGTTTACTGTAGCATTGGCATTAGCTGTAACTGCATCATTTACGTAGATGATTTCATTGCTCAGTGTTTCGCAGCCATGAAGCATTGTGTTTGACTGAAGTTCTTGCAGCACTCTGGCCAGGTCAGCAACGTCTTTGACCTCTGTGATTAGCTTGACTGCATTTTCATTTATTGACTGTTCATTGACAGTGCTACCAAGAGAATAACCATAACCACCAGCACCACCTTGAACTGTGCGAGAGAATGTAGAGATGGCTGAAAATGCTTGCTGTACATCTGGTGATAACTGACCAAGGGCCTGCTGAAATACAGGATTACTTGAGATCATACCTACAATATTACCAAGCGAAGAACCTGGAAATGATCCTAGCATACCAGCATTTAGTACGCCGTTGAACTGGTCAATGGCTGTAGAGATATTCTTGACTTGAGGTAGAACCATACCAAATGTCTGAGCAATAGATGTGTGTGACGGCATACCCTTTGTTTGACCAAAGTTATAGTCACCACGATCTTGTCTCTTACGTACTACTGGGTCACCTTCTTCTTTGACATTTGGTGGCACAAGCAGATTATTCTTTGTGCTAGATAGAAACTCTTGAAATGCCTGCATGAGGTTCATATTACCTGGCAGACCACCTTGTTGATTAATTGAAGGATTCAAAGTGGCTACAACAGGGTGAAAATTAGAACCAGAAGGCCCTGCTACAAAGTGATTATCTTCAATGAGAACTGGCTGACCAATTTCTGGTACATAATTACGGCCGCGCTCATTAGGACCTGAGAAGACATGCGACCATGCAAGCTTTTCTTTTGGCACTGTCGCCGGATTCAAATCAATAGGTAATACTTTCACACCATATTCTGGATGTCTATCAAGTACGATTGCATATTTCAATGCCATGTTATACTACTCCAATACCAACTGTTGTCGATACACAATCCAATGTAGTTGTTGCAAAACCACCCTGCTTTATGTTGTGTACCAAACTCGAAATCAAATAAGTTCCTGAACCATATGTATACGAAGATGCACCGGGTGATGCCTTGTCATAGAACTCGGCGGTGATGACTTTACCAGCATTAAGTGATGGATTCCATGGCACCGTCATACGTAGAGCAATCTTGTCTTGCTCAAGCAGTCCCATTCTGGCCTGTCTACGCGGTAAATACTTTTCGATATCAAGATTACATGTGTCTAGCTGACCTTCAGCACCAAGGTTAGAGAATGTCACCATAGTATCACCTGCACCAATACCACATCCTACTTGCTGAGTACCAAATAGGCCCATTGAGAACAATGCTGGATTAAATACGATAGCACTATTGATTGGCCTACCATTTAATCCAGTGCCATTGAGAATATCGGACAATAAATCAAAGTCACAAGGAAATGAATAATCGATGATCGTAAATGGGTCACCGTAACCCTTGTTTATACCTGTTTCTGAGAATGAAAATGTGGTCATAGATGGCTGGCTCGCCAGCGATTTGAGTGACCTGAAGTGGTGAGTGCCATAGTTTTGATAGGTCATATAGTGAATAAATGATGGATCATCACCAGATGCCAAGGCCACCTCTGCTTGTTCTGCTACGACCTTGAATGGGTGAATATTCTTTGCAATATAATCTCTGGCGGGTCCTGAGGATTCAATATCCATGGTGCTGACACCAGCGCAAGCAGATAGCACTTCAGATACTACTGAAGAGGGTGTTACGCATTTCCATGCTTGGTTGACCAGTGCGTTAGCATCATTGAGTAGAGACGGATCACAACCATGTACAGTGAACATCTCGGTATTCATGTTGAGTAATTTGCGGTTGCTTAAACGATAAGCCACTTGTTTGATTGGTAAATAATACTGTGTACCGAACTCAGCAAGAATTGGTCGTTCTATGGTAATTTCTAGGTCTTTACCTTTGAAATTATTGAAATTCTTGATACCTTCACCTGAATTATTCATATAGCTGTGAAATGTCACCGAGGTCTGTAGACCGGGTGTTAAAAGACTTTCAACCAGATTGACCTCTACTGGTGTAACATCTAGTCTTTCTTTGAAATCTGAAGGTATAGATACTTCAAAAGATGCTAGTGCAGAAATCAGCGTCTTTTGAAAGTCTGAACGTGGTTCTGTCATTATATAAGCCTTCTAGTATACGTATCGGTGCCTGTCAGATCATTGAATTCAGATACGATCTGTCTATAATAAGCTTTCTTGATCACCTTGATGTTTCTCTTCTTTTCATTCTCATTGTCTTCATAGTCATGGTATGTCACAGATGTTTTGGTTGTTGTCTGTGTAATCGTTGTACTCAGTTCATTTGGTTTATTGAAGAACTCTACAGACTGTTCTGGTAGCTCATCAAATACATCAAATGGCACCGTAATATAAGAAATTACCCATTCTTTTTCTTTATTAATCTCAACTCTCTTTTCGGAAATAATTTGAGCGGCTTCATTTTCTCTGGTAACAATCTTCTCATAATGATGCACAGAGTTAGGATTGGTGGTGTCTTGTGTCCAGTCATATACTCTGTAATCAGGAATGCCTGCGCCTAAATCAGCTTCTGCTTGTGGTCTGTACTTATCAACCATATATTTGTAGAAAGACTTTGAGTCCAGAGGCCAATCATACTGAGGATCAAAAATGTTGTTTGCATAGAGAATAACCCAGTGTGCTTCTGGATCATCATAGAACTTGTCTGCCAGTGTTTCTGGTTTGTCATTGTCTGTAATGGTATACTGAAAATACGAAGCAGAATTCTCTAGTACTTCACGGATCATTGCCACTCTGAACAGTATGTTGGTGACAACCTGTGAATTCTGGTAAATGTACCTTTTATTTTCCATGTCATACTGAACGACAGGGAATTTAGAGAAAAATGTAGGCATATCTTAGAACCCTTCGTATACTCTTGCTTTGTGGATAACTTCAACTTCGCGAAGACCAAGGCTCAGTCTGGTTGTTACTGGATAACCATTGCTGAAAGTCGTGTACATACCCTGTTGTGGGGTATAGTCAACTTCGATACGGTCAATGACACATGTATTTACGCGCGGCAGCACAGTATTTTCTTTACCATTATGATAGAAAGTAATATCTAGCTCAGATGGCGGAATAAAGAATGTACCATATGACTCCAACTCAGGAGCAGCATGAAATCTAAGTGTGCGAATAATATTTGCGATATTCTTGGATTCTTCTTCAGAAGTTGGTGCCATTAGAAACTCAAAGACATACTGGCGGAGCTTTGTGTTAGAGAACAGCACTTCTACTTTTGGATTGATTGGGTAGCCAAACATCTGGCTTGCTCGGCCAATAACCTGACCTGCTGAAGAAACAGCGCCAGATGCTCCCTCGGCTGCCTGCCGCGCATCATCAACAGAAGCATTTGCTTGCGCTGCTGTTCTTCTGCCTGCCATGGAGCCAGCTAGAGCGGCGATGCCTTGACCAAATAACTGTGTCAGCTTGATTTCTTCATAGTCGTTGATGGTATTGTAGATAATAGGTGTAGGCATGAATAGAGCAATGGCATCGGATATTCTTCGTGTGCCTCTGGTATAGAAGTATTTTGTAGGATCATAGCTACCAATATCGACTTGGTTTGTTTCGCGGGCCCCAGGAAGACCACCAATACGACCAATTGGTGTTGGGTTAACAAATCTTGCATCACTAACAACGTTCAATTCATCTACTTTAGAGTAATCACCGTTTGATTGAAGACCGTAATTACCTTTAGCATTACCAGTAAGAGGATTAACCGGTACGTTGATTTGAATAACCATGTAGTGGTTGTTATGCGACTGAGTGAGGTCGCTAGGAAACTTGAAATAACTGAAATTGTATTTGCTGTCTACACCCGGTAGTGCTGATGTTGCCATGGTTCTCTGTGAATCCTCATTGAGTTATATATATTTATATGAAAACCTACAAAGGCAAATTTACTCCTAAAAACCCAAAGAAGTACAAGGGTGATCCCACGAACATTATCTATCGTTCGTTATGGGAGCGTAAATTCATGAAATACTTAGATGAGAATATAGCGGTTCTAGAGTGGTCGAGCGAAGAGGTCATCATACCTTACAAGTCACCTCTAGATAATCGCTACCATAGGTATTTTCCTGATTTCTACATGAAGGCCAGAGATACAAAGGGTAACATCAAAGAGATGTTGATTGAGATAAAACCCAAGAAAGAGACAAAAGAACCTGCCAAGAAGAAACGTATCACTAAGCAATATATCACAGAGGTTACAACATGGGGTAAGAACCAAGCCAAGTGGGCTGCCGCTGAAGAATATTGTGCTGATCGTGGTTGGGAGTTCAAGATAATGACCGAAGATCATCTTGGAATCAAATAAATAGGTCCATGGCCAACAACAAATACAACAAAAAAGAATTAAGCGACTGGTTTTCTGGTAAGGTTACGACCGCTATTGGATACCGTAGAAAGATCATTTCATCAGTAGATCGTAGCAGAAGCGTTACGGTCATTGGTAAGATGTACTTCTTCTGGTATGACCCTAAGCACAAGAAGACGCTGCCGATCTATGACAGATTTCCTTTGGTGTTTCCAATTGAGAGATACTCAGATGGTTTTCTAGGTCTTAACTTGCACTATCTCAGCCAGAGTGAACGTGCAGATTTGCTTGGTAGGTTGCTAAAGTTCAAGACAAGTCCTAATCTCACAGAGAAGACCAAGCTCAAGCTCTCATATGATCTATTGGCTAGTACCAAGAGGATCAATACTCAAATGCGTCCCTGCATCAAGAGATATCTATTCTCACAAGTCAGAAGTCCTTTCATTGAAGTGCCGGGAACCGAGTGGGATAGAGCCATTGAGCTACCAGTCGAACTCTTCGTAGTAAAGAAGTAAAAGAGGAATAAATGGCAAATTTCAACGGTAAAGAAGTACCAGCCAATCTTGAGATGAACAAAATCTTAGGCAAGATGAATGAGGGCATGGGGCCCGCTCGTTCTGCAAGGTTCGTGGTCAACATCAAGCCGTGCCCTGCAATTTTCAACGGTGGTGTTGGTAGACTGGACTCTAGAAGACAGAATAGTATTCGCGGTGTCACATCTACATTTGGTGATTTGATTTACTTGTGTGAAGTTGCTGAGTTTCCAGGTCGCACCTTCATGAACTCAGATATCCGTTATTACGGGCCAAGTGTCAAGTTTCCATTTCAAACAGTATATGAAGATGTGAACTTCACGTTTCTGTGCCGCATCAACTCTAAAGAAAGAGAGTTGTTTGATACATGGCAGGAGCAGATCAATCCAATCAGCACTTTTGATTTCAACTACAAGAAAGACTATGCCACAGAGATTGATATCTTTCAGCTAGGTGAGAGACATGACGCCAAGTATGTCATCACTTTGCTAGAAGCATATCCTATTCAGATCAGTCCTCAACCAGTTACATGGGCAGACGATAACTTTCAGAGACTTGCTGTCACGTTCACATATACCAAGTGGGGTAGAAACTTAATTGACTATAACTTTGGTGAAAATACTGCTAACACTTAAAATATGAGGAGATATTATGTTACCTAAGATTGATCTGCCAACATTTACGCTGAAAGTGCCTTCAACAGGTGAAGAAGGTACATTTCGACCATTTGTGGTGAAAGAAGAGAAGCTGTTGCTAATGGCTTCTGAGAGCAATGATTCCGATGAAATCATCAAGACAACAAAACAGGTCATCAATAACTGCTTGGTGTCTGGTGATATCAATGTAGATAAGCTTGCATTCTTTGATATCGATTATCTCTTTATTGCATTACGTGCAAAGTCTATCGGTGAAGTCATCGATCTCAGATATAAGTGCCGTAATGAAGTAGAAGGTAAGCCATGCTTGCACGTTTTTGATGTCCAATTAAATATCACCGATTATGAAGTATATGGTGCTGATAAAGAAAATCTTGATATCGACCTTGGTGGTGGTATCAAGCTCAAGATGAAGTATCCGACTTACAGTGCAATGAAGAGTGTGAACAGTGCTACGAACCCATTTGATAAGAAGATTGATCTATTGGTGAATTGTATTGCTATCATCTATGAGAAAGATACTGTGTTGACCGCCAAAGATTTTACTAAAGAGGATCTTCGTGCATTTATTGAGAACCTGACAGAGCAACAGTTTAGAAAGCTAGATGTGTTTATCAATGATTTACCGTTCTTCCAGTTTGTGGCAGATGCCAACTGTGGTAAGTGTGGGTTCAAGCACAAGATCAAGATACAGGATTTTGAAAGTTTTTTTCAGTAATGCTCGGTCATGATACGCTGAAGAATTTCTTCAGAACCAATTTTGCTTTGATGCACATGCACAAGTATAGCCTGACCGAGCTTGATAATATGATACCTTGGGAGAAAGGGTTATACCTTGACATGCTGAAAGATCATGTGAAGCAACAAGAAGAGGCAAGACGCGATAGAGCCTTGCTGCAAAAGAGAGCTAAGAGATAAGAGATGGCCATCAATCCAAATGAGTATACAATCAGTTATGATAAGCTGCTGAAGAGTACTTCAGCAAGGCAACGCTTTGATATGGCTCAAGCCGATAACACGTTTTATTCTCAGTTGATACAGGCTCTGACACCATCACAATTGGCCAATCTCTTCCCTAGGTACTATAGAGAAAGACTGCCTGACATTGGTGGATTTCAATTGGCCACATCACAGATAGCTTCTGGTAAGTTTGGACAAGGTTTACCTTCTGCACCGATTACCAGCGAAGCGCCAAGTTCATATGTTAGTCCAAAAGGCACAAAGACAAAAAAACAAATTGGTAAAGATTCCGATCTAACTGGTGAAGTTAATAAAGAGAAATTAAGAAAATCTCTACCAGCAAATGTGAGAAAGGCCTTTGATGAAGTCGTTAGAAACAAGAAAACACAATCATTCTCATCAACAGATGACCCTTTTTCAGGTCTTTCTGATGCAGAACTAAAGTCTATAGGCATAAAGAGATCACAACAGGCGGTACATCCTCAAAGTACAAGAAACATCTATGTCAAAGACACGATGTCGGTCGAAGCGGCTAAGAAAAAAGTTCTTAGTGAGTTTAAATCTGAAAGTGAAGTTACAGGTTTCAAATTCAAAAATCCTATTACCACATTTAGAGATAACAAACTAACTGGCAAATACTACGCAACATATGGTGCCGGTATGGGTAATAAAGAAGACAATGCTAAAATTCAAACAGAACTAGCCAATTACATTGCTAAAAAAGGTAAAGAGGCTGGATATACAGATGCCGCCATCAAAGGTATGGTTGCGAATGCAATGGCTGAAAGTCATTTAGGACTATTACCATATGGAGATCATGGTGATTCCGGCGGTGTGTTTCACTTGAATGTTAGAGGTGCAGGCGCCGAGGCCGGAGTAGATGTTAGAAAGTACCATGTTAACAAAAGCAACGTAAAAGATGTTGATGAGTATATTGCGTCGATGAAAGATTCGATTGATGAATCTTTTGATCTATTTCAAAATAATAAGAACTATGCTGGACTAAATGAAATTCTAAAAACGTCAAACAACTTTGAAGAAACAACCACAGCATTTGTGCGAGACTTTGAAAAGCCAAAAATAGTAAATGCTGCTGATAGAATTGTATTAGCGAAGAAAATGGGCATTGATACAGCCACTCTTGATGAAAAAGTTTCAGCAGAAGATATGCCAAAATTTGTTCAAGTTGTAAAGTCAATGGATGATGAAACACTTAAGAAGCTTGGTGGTATCATAGAGACCGGGCCCGGAGGTATGGGTGCTGGTGTAAACATTGTAGATTTTGCAGAAAAGCTTCAAACTCCAGAAGAGTTTAATGAGGCTGAAGCAAACTTAGCTGAGATCATGCATAAGAAAGGATTAACAGAGAGTGGTGCTACTGCTGAAAAGTTGACAGCGGCACCAGCAGGAAGTTTCATTAGAGGTTACGATCCTTCTGAAGATTATTCGTTACCGGGTAAAGGCAACGCCACATCAAAATATGCAGAAGAAAACTTTATGCCTGCTATGAACTTTATTGGTGGTCTAGGTCTTGGTAAAGCCATTGGTGAAAATCCATATGTTAGACAAGGTGTTTTTAATCCTGAGGGCACCGAAACTATCACTGGACATTCTCCAAAAGGACATCACAGAGGTGCTCATGCCGCCTTGGCTGCTGACATTTCGAGTGGTGAAGGAGTAAGACCAAAATGGGTTAAGCAGGTAGGATCTCAAGCAGCTTCTCTTGAGATCAATCAAGCTTTAGGTGATTTGATGTTTAATGAGAAAATGGTCAGCTTATTAAAACCTACAGAACTAATCAATCAAGGTAGAAGATTAGCATCTTCATCAGGTTGGAGATTATCACCTAAAGGACACGGACATCCAAACCATGTGCATTTTGCTCCTAGTAGAAATGTTACGGCCGAAACTTATGATCAAGTAAGGCAAATACTATTTACTAATCCTGAATATTTTGGGGACGAAGGCAAACGCTTTGCAGATACTATGGTCAAGCATGGTCTATGGACGGAAACAAAAAATGGTTATGAGTTAAGTAGAGACAAATATGCGGAGTTCTATGAGCAACAAAAAGAAGAAAAAGTTAAAGCTGAAGTTCAACCAGAAACATCAGCAGAAGAGCAAACAAAAGAACAATATGATAACGATTATACTACAAAATCAGCTAAGTCTTTACAGAACAGACTTGAGTATCTGCAAAAATCTGCCGATCAAAATGAAGACACGGCCTTTGAAATCAAAGACATACAAAACGAATTAAAGTATAGAGAGAATGATAGAAAGTATGCTGCTAAAAGCGTTGAAGAGCTTACTGCTGAGATACAAAACATAAAAGATGATAGTGCTGAGGCTTTAGCAAAGAAGAGTGAAATTGAAACTGCTATTGGTAGAAGAGAAAACGGAGCTGCCCAAGATGCTGTGATGGCTGATGGATCTAAAGAGACCTCAGAAAAGCAAAGTCAATCTACCTCTGAACCTCTTATCACAACAACAGGTGAAGATGCAAACTCTTCAGTGAAGTTGGCAGAAGGCGGCACGATTAAAGCAAAAGATAATTTGAAGGTTGTTCGCAAAGATGGATCACCAACAGGCATTGAAGTTGCTTCAGATGAAACCGCTGTGATCATTCCTCCGAAAGAAAGACGGCAAGCTCAAGATGTTGTATCTCTTGATGGTACAGATCAGAGAGCTTCTGATGTGGCCATGGACGAAGATGTATTGAGTAGCAAATCAACTGAAACACCAAAGAATGTAGCTTCAATGTCTACTGGCGGTTATTCGCCGTCAAATCAATCCACGACACCTTCTTCTCTTGGTGCAATTGATTATGCACCATCAGCACTGAGGGCATATGCGCGAGACAAATATTTCGACAATCATGGTTATCACTCTGCGCCAAGAACAATCTACGCACAAAAATAAAAAAGGGAGAGCCGAAACTCTCCCCTTCTCGCGCTCGCCTGCTATTCTTATTTATTAGTCAATCAGGTTCTTGAAGTAATCTTCATCATCATCAAGCGCAGGATCATCATACTTCTTTGTCTTTGGTCCGTCGAAGGTCGGCTTTGACGAAGTAACCGGATCAACGGGCCTTGAAGAAGTCACAGAGTCCGTAATCTGATCATTCAAAGCAAGCACCTCGTTCAGGCGCTTCTTCAGTTCATCGTAAGACTTGTAGTTCTTAGGATCGATGAACTCCTTCAAAGAGAACTCAGACTTCCAAATCTTCTCAAGCACAGCATCGTCATCATGGAGTGCAGAGACACCATCGAAGACAGACTGATCATAGTTAGGATAACCAGCTACGGTGCGGCAGCGAAGCTTGAAGTTTGCACCCTTCCACAAATCGAAGGGAACAATGGCCTGATCACCTTCATACTCAGGCTTCATAGCAAGAGTGATCTTATCAAAAATCTTCTTACCATACTTGAACAGGAACACCTTGCCTTCGTTTTCACGATTGGCAGGATCAGAGACAACATAGATGTTAGAAACATAATGAAGCCTGCGCTTCTGTTCACGCGCCTGCTTGCGCTCAAGAGGACGGAAGGATTCGTCCTTGATTGAGGAATCACCCCAAAGGGTGCTGTTGAACTCAGAGACGGGATCCTTCTTACCGAAGGTCGTCAGAGAATTCTCTACGTACCACTTACCAGTGGGACCCTTGAACCAGTGGTCAAAGTAACGTACCCAAGGAAGAGCATCATCACCATCAACCGCAGGACCGGGAAGAAAGCGAATGACAGCAGAACCGTTTCCGTCCTTACCGCGAGTGAGCTTCCAGAAGCGCGTGTCTTCTTCATACTCAGTGCTGGACTCTGGGTTATTGATCTTTTCGATTTCTTTAGTGAGGCGGGAAATGTCAGAAGAAGTCTTCTTAAGGGATGCAAAGTTAGTCATGTATTTTCTCCGTATGTTCGTTGTATATCGTTGTATGTTGACAGAACAATCTCGTTCCGTCAAGAGTATATAGGCGCATTCAACTTCTCTTTAAGCAATTCTTTCATTTTATTTTTATCAAACTCAATGAAAGGGAAAAGCTTCTTGCACCTCTTTCGTGTCTTACTCCACATATAATCATCTTTGTATCGATCATCATATCTGTTGAAGTAGTCTACGAAGTAGTCGAGTATCGCCAGTGTTTCTAGCGATGCCTCATGTTGGTAGTGAGCAGTTAGAAGAGGAAGAGTTCCATCATGTGGTTTGAACAGAGCTTTGATATCACCATTTACATCATCTAAAATTTTATCAAGCTCGTTCTTGAACACATATGAAAGGGACTGCTTCCTCTTCATATACTCATTATAGCGTTCATCAGAATTGTCATCAAGAAGATTACCAACCCAAATGCTTTCGTCGTGTAGAAAGTTTGCAATAAAGAAATCCCGCATCTGATCAGCATCATACCTCTTTGAGAGCCGCTGAAACTGTAGTCGGTCTCTGCGATTGAGGAATGTTTCTTTATTCACATGCGTCTTACCATTGTACTTGAAGAAATCGTAACTGTCTCTTGAAAAGTGATTTTTCAGTGCCAGATAAAGACAGAATGTATCATACGCCGACAATCTCATTCTTCCAGCCCCTTACCCTAAACTTTTCAATACGCCAATATTCAATCTCTTCAGGCTTCCTTTTCAGGTTTGGCCGCATGATCTTATTCTTGATGCAATGAAGAGTAAGAGGACTCACATACAAGGCATCTTCATGCGGCACATAAGAGATCGTGCAGTGAAGCATATCAAAGCTATCGATGAGTTCTTTCCTGTTCTTATAAGAGGTAAGAATCCACTGCACAGCATTTGATGTGTTCGTGTGAGTTGCCTTGATGTTCTTGTTCTTGATATAAGACATATCTCCATGCTTCAATATGGTCTTCTCAAAAAGCTTGTCTTGTTCATGTGTGCTGTTCAGAATGAAGAAATCATAGTCTTTAACAGTATCGCTATGAAACAGAGATGTGAAGCAACCACCTGCAATAACAAGCTGTTCTGGGTTGAAGTATGAAGAAAACTTTATGTCACCAAGAACTTCTTTCAGATTAGACTTGAGTTTGTCTTTCAGCGTCGATACCGCAAAAGTGTCGTTATCGGTTAACGTGTTTGTCATGTGTGTGTCCTTTTGTTAGAAGGGAAGTTTTGCTGTGTTTGATTTGGGAAGAAAGTGAAGCTCTTCTGCTTCAATCTTCAGTTTGGATTTGAGAACACTAGAAATGAGTTTAGCTGCAAGCTCTACTTCAAGTCCAGTGTTCTCACAATATAACAGCACGGCATCCATGTAAGGGATGGACTTCTCTCTAACCAAAGTCTCAATGGCTAGAGAGAAGTTTGCGATCTCATCTTTATTCGGCATTCTTAGACACAAATGTATTAAGCTTTTCTGCCATCTTGATAATAGCCTCTTCACTGATCTTAGGTACCTCGGGGAAAGGTGGAAGATCAATCTTTGTGTCACCATTAGAAAGCTGAATGGAGGCCTTCTCTCTTGCGAGACTCCAATCATTCTCAAGACGAATGCGTTCATTCATAATTTGTTCTGTGAGGATGTTTTGAGCAAGCATAAGAAGTTCATAACGTAGTTCATAAGGTGTCTTTGACATGATATACTCCTGTGTCATGTGTGTTAAAGTGGCCCGTTCTGTTTCTAGGTGGAGCCATACCCACAGGTATCACGCTGCTAGAGCGTAAGCCTTATATGCAGGAACGTTATCGTTTGCATTTAGAGTTTTGCGCTTGTACGTAGTCGCCTACGGTTATCTCCAGTCAACTATTCTACACTCAGTCGATCCTAGTTCGCCCCCATCAAGAACACACCAAGCAAGTGAACATTCCCATTGCATAGTTCACCATGATCTGCTGGTCAGACTCTCAGTGTGTTCGTGGTGGAGGCGTGGGGTACCGCCCCCCAGTCCTCAGTGTTTTTCGTTTTCCTTCAACGATAACTACAGTATATATGCTTTATGCATACGCACTGTTCTTGTGTGGCACCTGAATGAAACCTTCAGGTTTGCCATCATCTCCTACAATAGCGGCCGTCAAATGTCCGCCATACACACAACCAGTATCTACATTTGTGCGATCCTCTGCTTGCTCAATCTTACCTATGTGTGGAGTATGTCCGTGATAGAAATGCTTACCCATGTGTGCATTATGGTGCGGCTGATATCGTAACCACAAGAGCATAGTATCTGTTTGTTCATTCATTGGAAATGCAGGATTAGCACCAGCATGAGCCACAATGATTGTATCATCTTCATAATACTTTGGCAGTGCCTTCATCCAATTCATTGCCCAATCGGGTATATAATGGCCGCGAAAACCACCAAAGCTGACAATTGTTTCAGCAGCATACATGTATTCACCAGCGATAAGCATATCTTCATGATTGCCCATGAGAGCTACATGGCCGCGCTTCTGCATCTTCATAATGAAGTCTACAACATCTTTTGATTTTGGTCCACGATCAACATAGTCACCAACAAAAATCAGCTTGTAGTCATAACCGCCGTGGTGCTTCTCAATCTTCTCAAACAGTTCGCACAGTTCATCATAGCAACCATGCACATCACCAATCACATATCTTTTCATAATGTTTCCGTTATTTCAGTTTGACCATAATTATATGTTACGGAATAGTTTGTGTCAAACGTCTTTAACACCATCGTGTACAAGTTTACCTCGCCAGTGATATGTTCTCGTTGTATCACCCCACCCATCATCTTTTTCTTCAACATGAGTTGGTTCAGGATGTAAATGCACCCGTGCGCCCGGATGAAGAATGAATTCTTTTTCATCTGGCATTTGACTATGGTGAGCAACATACACACCATGAGAACCTTTTGGTACATCAATGTGTACGACATGATTTTCATATGTGTTGGGATTGCCAGTTCCTTCGTTTGATGGTCGTGCAAACTCTTTAGCTTGATCCACATCTAATGAAGTGCTGGTGAATGCCGGCATCTCCATTTTGATTTGACCTTCGTGTTTTTCCATCTGTCTTGGATCACGCTTGATACCTGTGTGAACAGTCATGGCTACAGGAGTCTTATGGCGTCTCTGTGCGCCCATCACTTGCTGCATTGCATCTTGATGTTCTGGTAAAAGAAGACTGGTATCACCTTTATATAGTGCTTTGTTTATGTGTTTATACGCAATACCGGTGTAACGTCTAATGCCAACCTTTTCATCGCCGTGCGGATCATCAAGCTTAGGCTCTTCTCTCAGCTTAAGCTTTTTACCAAACTTGTAATGTCTTGACAGTTTCTTGTGTAGAGTTTCAATCGCACCTGAAGGACGGCCAATGTGAGGTTCAGGAAGAATATCTTCATCAATCTTCTTTTTGCCCATGAAGACTTTGTTATAGTTCTTCTTAGTCTCATCAGCTTCAATGTCTGATTTACCCATGAAGACTTTATTATAGTGCTTGGATTCTTCACGCTGCTTCTTTTTCTTCTTCTTCTCTTCAGTCAAGTATGTCTTAAAACTTAGCATCTTTTCTTTTTCTCTTTTTTACCGTTTCGAGTGTCTTGTAAGGACTTACTATACCATTCGTATCGATCTTGATAATTTTCTGTTCGTGTAATCCTCGAAGAGTGTTAACAACTCCGAAATAAACACCTTGTCTTCTACTGATCAAGGAGCAAATACCGAAAGCTAGAATGAGTACAACTATCATCCATGGATCAAGATACATTATTCACCACCATCTGCGCTACCACCTGAAGAGCTTGGTGACTTGCGCTTGAACACCAACTTTTTTGGACTACCATAATAATCATGTGCGGCATACATAGTCTTATCGTTCTCTGTGATAGCCGCATTCATCTTCATCTCTATGTCTTTTTCTTTCTCAGCATTCTTATCATCAAGATACTTAATGAAGTGCTTCATTTTGGATTCGTCGCATGGAACAGCGGCGCCTTCTTTGATCCACCAACACGCTTCACTGTTTCAAATCTCTTCTCTAATTCCTGATGTACATGATCAGCATCAATATCATCTGCTTTGCGTGGTGACATTGGGAAATTACCGGTAAAGCTTCCGCCTTTCTTGACGGCTCGGTGTATCTGATTAAGTGTCTCATGCATCATCGGCTTGCTAGACTGTACATTCAAAACATTAGATGCATAAACATGATCATATTGTCTAGATAATGCGTCAGGATCATGGTTCTCGTTTTGATTATCACCAAACTCATGTGCAGTGACATTCAGTCCTTTTTCACGCAAACGTTTTGCATGTGCAGCATCTTTACCAGAACCGAAGTCTAAAACGGTTTGCTTCGCGTTTGCAATGGATTCAACATAACGAGGTGTAATAGCTTTGGCACCAACTGCGCCTGATGTTCGTGATGTAGAATTGGCAATCTTGATTGCTTCAGCATCAAACGCTTCTTTAAGGAATTGTTTTAGTGTCTTCATTTTTCATTCCATTTATTGAGTATCCAACTAGAACTGTTTTTCTTATCTGAACCACCAACACCAAACACAAATTCTATATCATCAACACCACAGTTCATCTCTGGTATGTTTTCTTTCGTTCTATCGCCACCGTTTGCAAAGATGATCGTGCAATCAGGGTTCGCTTCACGAATAGTCCTAATAGCATCGATAGCAGTACCATCGTTATCATTGAAAGCAAATACATCATCAACACTCCTTAAGTTTGCAAGTATCATATGTCTCTCATGCCAAGGCATGAACGGCTTGCCCTTTTTCTGAGCAAGCCAATCATCACTGTTTAACCCAATAAACAGATAGTCTCCGAGAGACTTGGCGGCATTGATATACTCTATATGACCTGAATGTACAGGATCAAAGCCGCCTGTAATCAATACTAATCTTGGCATATCAACTCACTTATTGATGCGAACGATTCCGTCATCATCTACTTTATTAGCAAATACTCCGGCGTCTTCATTCTTAACACCCTTCAATTGTAAACCAGAAACGACACCATGGCTAGGTGAACCTTCTGTTTTGCCGAGAGTGTTGTGACGATCAAACGTGTTGTCGTCATCGTCGCCGTTTGCAACAGGATATCTCTTACCTGTCTTCACATCTTCATATGCAGTTGGCTTCTTGTTCTTCTTGCCGCGCTGATATACAGACGCAACGACACCACCCTTTTCAAGCACCTTTACCACATCAGCATCATTTGATTCCGCGTGTCCTGTGCCTGTATGAGAAAGTGTTAGGTGATAGTTGGCAGGATGACCCGCCTTATTGAAATGACTGCCTTCCACCTTTGGCTCATACTGTCTCATAACTCTGTTTGGCATCTTGGTGTAGTCATAAAACTGGACATCCTTGTGACGCTCAAACATCTTTGGTGCATGATGTTCCCAAGAAATGTCAGATGTAACATTAAGACGAACACCAGGAATCATACCCTTTTTCTTTGCTGCTTTCTTATGTGCTTCAATCTCAGCATCCATAATTCTTGCAGCATGTTCAGGATGATGGGCTACAAAGTGTGTTCTTAAAGTCTTAGCTGCCAAAGCGGCATCTGGATACTGGCGATTACCGCCTGCTTCTGTACCTAGGCAATTTTTTCTACAATCTTTTGATGCTTTTGGACAAGTATCGAAGCCATGAAGTCCTGCTGTAGCATGTGGCGCAAGATTGAGTCCTGTTGTAAGAACGCCTTCACCTGAAGATTTTTCAGTCTTCATATTTCCGCCCATAAGCTTTGGTGCGGTTCTACTCTTGAAGCCTCGCGCCTGCGCGAATGAAGCAAATGTCTGTCTTGCTTCTCTTAGTTTAGCTCTTCTTGTCTTTCTATCTTCAGAACTCATTTCAGCATCAGCTTTCTTGAATCCTGCATTGATCTTCTTGTGGAGATTTTCTTCTCTACCGCCGCGCTCTTCTTCAGTCTTATTGATGATAGCACTGGTCTTTGGTAGGTTCATGTTCTTGTGTGCCATTGGAACGATACCTTTTGTCGTATCAATCAATGTCACCTCATCAAGAACTTCTTCCATGAGAACCTTTTTCTTGTTTCCGTGAGGGTCACTAGGACCGCTCAAATGAAACATGAAATCATGAAGAACAGGAGGCATCCATTCGGCCCTCTGTTCTTCACTTTGATCCGGCATGTCTTCTTCCATTAGCAAGTCCTCATTGAGAGTGTACTTGCCCATCTTGTCGAGATAATCTGATACTCTCTCTATGAGGTACTTGTTTGTCATTGTTATAGTCCTAATTCGTGTTTTTGGATGATGTAAGATTTGACCAAGCCTGAGCGAACGATATCTTCTTTCTCAAACTCAATATGCTGAAAGGTATTTATACGATTGGTAATTCGCATCAATTGAGTAACACCCTCTTTCTCATGAGGCTTGTTTAAGTCTGTCTGTCTGAAATCACCACAAACAATCAATCGGCTCTCATCACCCATTCTTGTCAGAACTGTGTCACACTCTTGGAACGACAAGTTCTGGCTTTCATCTAGTATAACAATAGCATTGTTGAATGTCAGACCACGGAGATAAGAAGTTGTAGTGAAATGTACAATACCCTTCATCTTCAGTATGTCATACCCGTCACCACGACCAAATAAGCTATCACAGATTTCACGATACGGCTCTTCATAGACCTGTATCTTTTCTTTCATTGAACCGGGCAAAAAGCCCATATCTCTAGATGGTACAACCGATCTAATGATAACGATCTTGTTGTATATGGACTCATTAGACAATAACTCATTTAATGCTAAGTAAAGAGCGCAGAATGTTTTGCCTGTACCGGCAAATCCGTGAAGCATCAAGTGATAACCTTGACGATATGCTGTAAAGACTTTTTCTTGATTTGGAGTGAGAGGTTTAATATGTCTCAACTCGAAATGTGCAGCCTTCTTTTCGTTGTTATTGTTTGCTTGCGCTTTGTTCTTAGGCTTCTTAGACATGTGTACTCCTTGTAAAGCAAAAGAGAGCGCATCGCTTCCACGACCGCTCTCTTTTGAAACTCGTCTTCTTTGGTGTTTTACCACTCTCGTTTGTGACTCCATCTGCGATTGATAGCAGACTTATCGGCACCAGGTGCCGCAGCAACTTTACCAAGCACATACTTCTGGAAATCAGAAGGTGGCTTTGTTACGCCGATGCCAACAGGATCGACTACGTTCATCTTAAACGTTTGATTAAATCTTGGATTGGATTCTAGAAATGCCTTGAGTTGATCATAGGTCATTTCTAGTTCGAACTCTTCTTCAGTTTCGGTATCTATAAATGAATAAATCATGCTAGTATTTAGTATCTCCTATGTGTGAAACTCTCTTAGTTGTCTTGCGTACTGCAACAGTAGCTTGCGTGTTTCTTTGACGCCTTGTCTTGCGACCATAGAACCAAGAAGCAACTCCATCGTTTTCAGATGAAGAAGCCTCTCATGCTTATCTATTGCTCGTTCGGCGGCCTGATCTAATTCATTCATGATCCCATACCACCAATTGTACGATCAGTTCGCTCATAAATCTGCGACCAGTCTACACCATAAGCAGGACAGATTTCGATGCGATCAGGCAGTCCGTTCTGATCCTTGTTACCACTTTCACCACACACGAACCAAGTGTCAGGCAGCTTCTCTGCATAGATACGACGAATAATGACCTGCTGCTTTTCTAGCAGGGCCAGTTGTGCTTCAAGTTCATTTGCGGCATCATTCAAAAGCGCAGAAAGAACAATCCGTGCTTCACGCTCAGACTGTCTTTCGTTAGAATCTTCCAGGCGCAATTGATCTACTATATCCAGGGCGGTGGGTTTCGATTTTTCCATGAATGCATTCTCTCTTTTGCGATACGATAATAGTTGCGATAGGATTCTACGTGATCATTAGGCACTTTGTATTCATCAGGCATTGCAGGCGACACTGGCGTTAGTTCTGCAATCTTGATGTTCTTTGGCGGATAAACAAGCCACTGTGACATTGATTCACACTTATGAACTTTGCCATAACGATATGTATACTCATTCATCAGAGCAACAAAATGCTGATATAGCCAATTGTAGTTGTAGATTGTTGTACGACACCACACGGCTGATGGATGATTGACATGTGTGGCATCATACAGATTTAGATCCATATCAATGTCTGGAAGCATCCAACGCTTGACATTGCGGCCAGTCTTGGATTTGCCAACATACTCAGTGCCGTCAAGGATCCGGTGTGCGGTCGACAATAGCTGACAACTTTCTAAAACCATTTTAACTACATGACGATCAACAAGCCATTCTGCGGCCTGATAGGGATTTTGATCTACGGCAAAGATGTTCATTGATTGTTTTCCAAATACCTTATTGCGTTTTGTAGAATCATTATATCATCTTTACAGATCATCTTTACGATTTTCTTGCGACAGAGGAAGGTGAGCAGCATTGTATTCGCCCATGTTATCGCAATGTGTGTTTACAGTCGCTCCTGGCCATGCATTCAACATAGCCAAAAGATAAGCTTGAGCCTGCCACTTTGGAATACCGACAGCATCATATACTTCATCTGGAATGTTTTCTGCCTTAATCATTGTCGACCATCCACTTCGCTGCTTGCTTCGGATCGTTGCTGATTGCGAAAATATTCATCTATTTCTTCGCTCCACTTTTTATTACGTTTATCAAGTTCATCTGCAAGCTGGCGCAGTTCATGTGAAGAGATTGCGCCGTGCTGACTAGGCCAATAATAGCAGAAGCCGTCTTCTAATACAACAAATTCATTGTAAGCTTCTGCCATTTTGATGATATCTGCCATCACTTATACTCCGAACATATAGCCATGTACGGCATAGCCAAGAAAGAAGCTACCAATCATCATTATGATTACGGTGAAATCACTCTCAGTCATCACTTTACCTGTTATATGTTTGTTTTGGGTATACACCAAGTCTCATAGGAATAACAAGAGTTAGACCTTCAATTAGACCAGATACAGTAGTTTGAGCAGTCCTTGAATACATCACACACGGCTGAAGATTCATCGGGTTAACAAAATCTCCAATATATTCAAAATCTTTATCAATGTTAAATCCAGAAACATCAATATCGTTTTCGAGATATAACCAAGTTGTGCTCTGTTAGTCCTCAATAGCATCGATACGAAAAGTCTGATTAGGTGAAACATTCAATGTACGATCCATGTCAATTGAACCATCAGGATTCCATGATCTTACACGGATCTTTTTTACACCAGGCGGAACCTTCCATGTGGCAGTGTTACGCTGAGATGCCGCGCTTGCAGCAACGGATATGAAAGGTAGAGCCAAAAGGCCTGCCATGATACTACGCTTGTTCATTTTTACCTCTTTCTAAAGTAACTATGTAGCCTGCTTAACCCAGCAGAGTTGCAACGTCGAGTCCATCAGCGGAGTCCCACTCGGAATCGATAGAGAACGAACTGGAGCTAAAGTCCTTCTCAGGGAGCATGTCCAGTTCACGGAGCATCTTTTCTTCAGCCGAAAACTTGGGCTTCTTGACCGGAGCAGCCTTCTTAGCAATGACCTTTGCGACCTTTGGCTTCTTCTCCGGAGCCTTCTTGGACGCTTTAGGAGCAGCCGTGGCAGCTTTCTTAACACCAGTCTTAGTCATTCCCTTATAGACATAGGACACGACTGTCCGACCGTCCTTGTTGGTTTCAAACTGGTATCCGTCACGCTTCAGAAAGCACACATATTTCGATGCGTAACCTGTTGTTCCAACATAATGATCTACATCTGCTGGCGTCACGGTGATCTGTCGCTCAAAAAGCTCAAGTGCGACGAATTCAGGCCTCTTACCGTGCTTACTCGTTCGTGACATACTTCATCTCTCCATTCTCGTTAAACGTGTAGCCATAATAGTGTTTCTGTATCTGATCGATGATGCTATCTACATCACGCTCAGAAGCACCGTGCATCTGAGTACAGACATACGGGTAAACATTTGCACGGGGCATACCAATTTCCATGGCAGTCCACACATGCGATTCCATTTCCATCAACCAGTCCTTGACCTTACCCATTTGACTTAATCTCCATCCATTCGACCAAAAGAGATACAGCTTCCTTGCGCGGGACATCAAATACCCGTTCGATATAGGGCGCAGCACCAAACATGTTAGTAATGCCTGATTGCCGTAGAGCTTCAAGATAATCAAAAACTCGGATCTTGTCAACGGTCATACAAATCTCCTTAATCGCAAGAGTTATAACGAGAAGTGTGAACAACCAAATCAGAAGAGACACTAGCAGAACCCATGTAACCCCAGCTATACAAGTCTTCCCACCACTCAACAAAGTCTTCTGCTTCCTTGAGAGTGCGGAAACCGCTGTATGCAGAGGTCGTCTTACGACCATCATCAGTTTCGGTGATGAGAAGTTCAAGAGACTTGTCGAAGCTGGTGCTAGACTTGAAAGAACGAACAGTCATTGTGTGTGTCTCCGTGTTGACTATGAGAGTGTTATACAGGAAGTTAGGGCTGCTGTCAAGCAGCCCGGGGGAAATGCTTTTCAGCCTGAAGCCACACTTCATGTTCGTTGACTTCAGCAATATCAACACGAACACAGTTGCGGGCCCAAACCCACACAACGTCCTTGTGTGCATCAACCACTTTGCCGTTCGGAAGTGCCTTCTTGTACGTGACATCAGAAGTTGCAATGCCAAGCTTGTTCTCAACAGAAGCGCGATAGCCCATGCCGTAGCTGGCCTTGATCACTGCGATTACCTTGCCCTGAGTACCAACAGCAGTCTTGCCGCGAGTAACCTTTGCAACGCAACCCTTCTCAATCTGCTTCGCAGTATGCTGCGACTCTTCAAGCATACGCTCAAACTGACGGCTCACGCGATAGTGGCGATACGCTTCCTTGACTTCAGGAGTAGCATCAACAGTGGCAGAAACCTTGTCGCCCCAGTACCAGTTGTAGTCGCAAGTGTCGAGAATGTCCATGACAGGCTTCTTCTCAACAGCGTCCCAGTACAGCGCGTACTTCTCAGAACCCCAGACATCGGACATGATACGGCACGAACGGGTGCCAGTTTCAAGCACACAACCATGAGCAATCGTCTCAGAGTAGGCCTCGGCGACCTTCGTGTACTTGCCGTCGACCATTTCGTACTTCTCAGAAACCATGTGGGTGATAGCCATTCGGTAGTCTCCTCTGTCTCGTTGATGAGAAGAATATAGCACACCCGGAATAGATTGCAATAGGGTTCTTCAAAAAAGTTCCTTATTGCAAATCAATGGTTTAGCGCCGAACGTAAAAATCGTCTACGGCATCTGCTTCGGTTTCGTGTTCCACCCAAGCTTTTGTCCAGTTGCGAATAGGTCGTCTCTTTTGACCTTTTCTGAGATCCGCATATTCTGCATCATCATAATCTTCATGAGTTCCATAGTGGTTCTTTTTGTACTTCATGCTAATAAGCCTTTACGAGGTTCAAGCCTTTCTGATTAAACTTGTCACGCCATTTTAAGAACGAAGAGCCGTGACCCACCGCTTCGTTATTGGTATATTGATAGTGATGCACCATTTCATGGGCTAACACTTCAATAAAAAACTTTTTGGATTTGTATCGTCTGTTCATGAGCAATCTTGCAGTACCGTTGCCGGGAAGGGTCTCATCATAATCATACCACGCATGTGCGCCTCTGCGCCATCTTATATCTATCTCACTCACTTTGGGCAGCGAGTTCTCAAAGAGTTCACGATTGAGGATGTTAAACCATTTCTGACAATCCTCAATCGTTGTTTCGTAATTTAGTTCACACTTCTCTTGCATAACCTTTTCTAGTTTTGACCTGTAGTGCCTCTTTGCCATTTCTCATCCTTGTGAAACAGCATAACGAAGAGCAATCAATAATCATCAGGTAACATTCCAGGAAAAGCTTCTTGTACCAACTTGTATGTCAGACCTTTGACCGATTGTCGCTTCATCAACATATTGGCCAGCACTTCTGCCTCTCTTGCTTCAAGAGCCTCTAACATCTGTACCAGCAGATACTTCTTTCTGTCTAGTGTGAGATTGGTGGAGACCCGTGGATTATTTTCTTCGAACAGGTAAACTCGACTGAGTTCCTGATGTAGTGATGTGTAGCCTAATCCAACTGGGGCATCGGACTTCTGATACGGCGGAATCTCATCAAAAACATATTTGATATATGGATGAAACGTGCCTCGCAGAACGGCGTCTAGTGCATTACCCTTATTGCGGTGTAGCACTGCGATCTTCTCTTCGCGTGTGGGTGCATTGATGAAATCATCAAACACCTCATAGATATTTTTATTACTCATTAAAACTCCTGTATAACATCAAATAGATTTCTCAGACCTTTATCAACGAAGTAGTTAAACAAGTTCGTCCTGCTAGCCACTTTCACATTATCATAACTGTCAATGATCTGAGCCTTGATCGTCTCAGGAATGTAATCAAGATCAACCAGCATCTGGTTTCGCTTGTAGTTCCTCAGCATGATCTCGGTAGTGCAAAACTCTTCTGGAGCTTTACTAAGCCATTCATTAAGCTTCTTGGTATTTATGACCTTCTGTCGTTCACCGATAGCAAAGACATTATCAGCGGACAGAAAGTTTGGAATACCATCACCGCGATCACCACGAATAATATGTTCTTTGATATACTTTTTGGGATCGTCAGTCTCAACATATCGCTTGAGTATCGGACTATACTGCTTCACATTTGGATACTTCTGAAGCTGAACAAAGTCCTTATCTGAAGAAAGAATAAGCACCTCCTCATGCGGCGCTTTACGTGCAGCAATCACGGCGATCACATCATCTGCTTCTGCACCGTCTACATCAATCACTTTGTATGGGAAGTTTTCTTTGAGTTCTTCACGGATCTTATTGAGAGTTTCGAAGATCAACCCCCAATCAAAACCGGATTCTTCTCTGGCTTTCTTACGATTAGCCTTGTATAGAGGAAATACATCGCGCCGCCAGAACCGCTTGTTATCACATGCGATGATGATTTCACCATATTTCTCTTTGAACTGACTAATGTAGGAGCGCAAGCTGTTCAAAACCATATGTCGAATAAGATTTTCATCAAGCTTGATTTTAGGATTGGAGTTGATCTGTTGCATGAGATTAGAGATCAACACCTGATTTAGATCAATCAGAATAGCCATAACATTTTCCTTTTTAACTATACGATTATATAGTCTTTACGCTATCGTGTCTTCATCTTCTTTTTCTTCAAGCTCTTGAAGTATGATCTCTTCCATTTCTGGCGGCGCATCGATCACCACATTACCAGTTTCATCTTTCTTCATGATCGATACATGAGTGTCAACGAAAGCCTGTAGTGTGTGTTCTACGGCCATGGCGCGATAGATTGTAGAACGCATTGCATCAATTGCAAATGTGAAGTCACGCTGAAAGTGTTTGCCATCTTGATCAATACCATAAGAGTCCAGAAGCAGCATCATATTCTCAATAATATCACCTACGATATCTTCTGCATAGTTCTGTCTGCCACGCTCTCGGTGCTTTTCAATTTCATCTATGTTTGGGGGAACTTCACGAACGATCTTGTCTTTGGGGAATTGGAATACGTTATCTGTCATTTAATAATCCTTAGAAGAACAGTCTCATTATTTATGCGACCAGATGCTTCTTTCGACTTGCACTTGATGTTGTCCATGAACTTGCGGAGGACAACTTTACCACCATCAAGCAGTGCCTTGAGTTGCTGTTCAGGCTTGCGAAGCTTCTTCACGATAGAAGTCTTCTCATCATACCCAATTACTGTGCAACCCTTGATGCTAAGGCCAGCAGGGCCCATAGCATTGTAAACAGTAAGAGATCGATATTTGGTATTGAACACCCAAAGCTGATTGCAGCCAATAACCTGTTTTGGATCGACTGAAGTGACATTGTACGTATCATCCTTTTCTTTGAACTTAAGCTTAGAGACAAGTGCCGATGCCGGCTTCTCTTTCTTCTTGCGAGGCTTACGTGCCGCCTTGACAACAGTGGCGCGCGTTTCAGCGGCAGAGATGATTGACTTAATGAATTCAACATAGGCACGAAGCTTCAGCTTCGTCCAAGATGAATAGGCTTCCTTCAACTGAGCATCTTTGCCCTGCAATGCATCAAACACTTCAGAGTACAGAGGCTTATAGTAATCTGCAATCTTCTGTGCGATTGCAGGCTTAACGTCATGTTGTGAGAGCCAATCGCTAGGCTTGAACGCCGTTTCATCACGATAATAATTGTCCAAGTGGACTTCAATATCGGAGATCAAGTCATTTGCGCGATTGGCCACTCGTTCTTGAATAGAAATTACTTGGCTGACTTGCGTGCCCTTGACTTCTTCGGCTTCGGCTGCTCGACCGGCGCTTCTGGTGCTACCGGCAAGCTCACGGATTCGCTTGATGTTTCTGTCTTTGACATCTTGCGGGAGATTGCCGCCCATCGAAAGTATACGGCAATTCCAACCGCTAGTACGACAATGATTAGTATCAATTCTGTTGACATTTTTGATTAGTTCCTTTTCTGTTTTGTGAAACTCATTCACATACTCTATGATCCAAGACTTTGCCTGATCACCATCATAAAAATAATTGTACCAGTTATAAGCGCCGATGATCTGCGCGTTAGTCGGTTCACCACGAAGATCGGGTTCTGGACCCATATACTTTTCGTCAGCGAACTTCCCGCGAATTGCTTTCGGTTTCTTGGCCATGTGTTTCCTTTAACCTGTTGAAATCCCAGTCATCGAAGTCTCGAATAAGACAGATGCCGTCTTCAAGATAGTCATAGGATAGCGCAATTTGCTCTGCATTGTCAATAGCTTCAAATTCGTCAATAAAAACAGTGGCTTGACCAAAAACACTCAACATAGAGTGCGGGTCTCCTTGCCACTTGTAACTCTCATCGGAGAATTCGCCGTAGATTTCATCAATATTCTGAGCGTATGCTACTCTAAACTCAGGTCCTTTGGTACACAGAATGTACACACCATTGTCTGCTGACATTATTCTTTCTCATACTCATCAAATCGCTTCTCTTGCATTGTCTTATCTTTCCAATGTTTGCGTGGATTACCACACATATAGCAAGAGCAGGGCTTTCGTGTCTCAGCCATCTTTCGTTGATGCTGAAGTTTGTCTTCTTCGTTCCAGAAGTAGTTTTCATATAAACTAAACTTCTTGACTTTGTTCAACATTCTACGATGGTGGTGTCTACGTTCAGCCCTGCTTTTGCTCATGCATTACTTCCTATTCTTACGTGCGTTCTTTCTCTTCTTTGAACCAACCTTACGACGACCAGTTCTCGGCCTATTCTTATGAGGATGCGGCATTATATTTATTTCCTTTCTTTATACCAACTCTGAATGCTTGATACTGCTGATGGAGTCTATGCGAAATGACCGCCAAGCAGATAGGTCAACGTCCCATACTGAAATGCTTTCATTGCTATGAAGTCGAGCCTTCTTAACCGGTGCAGAAATAGAAGGAAGATAGCTACTCTTCAAGGTACACCTCATGATCCTAGGCGTACCATCTGCTTTTCTGAAATCAACAATCATCACATTCTCTTTGAGAATTCGACTCAGTTCTGCACGATCAATAAAAAGAGGATCAACAGTATAGTCAGACATTTCCATATACTCTCTGAAGTTCCATAAACTCATTGTAATCATTTCGCGTCATGTAATACTGCATAAGACGCTTCATTGCATCACGAACTTCGACGTTGTTATTCCAATCTTGGATTTCAACCTGACTTAAGGTTGTCATCTTATACTTCATCTCATGAATTTCTTTAGATAAGAAATCAAAGTCTTCCTTCAAAACTTGTGCCACAAGATTTTGTGCTTCTTCAATATCAATCTCAATTTCTCTGGTGCGCTTCAACTTAATCATTTTATTCTCCTGTAAGTCCGTGATTGTCACAATATTCTGCAAAGTCTTCATATCCACCAATACGATGGCCATTAACAAAAATCTGAGGAACGGTAAGAGGAGGATTCAAAGATGCAGGACTATCACCATAGATCAATGCTCTGAGATAGTCTCGCGTATAGTCTTCATCAAGCTTCTTCTCATCATACTTGAGATGTAACTTGTTCATTAGTTCTTTAGCTTTGACACACCAATTACAATTGGGTTTTGTATAGATTACAATTTTCATTTTACATTCCTCACATTGAACGTAACAAAGGCGCCCCTCTTCACAGGGGCGCCTCTTCGCGTAGAGTGTCATTACTTAGGCTGAACATTGATAAAGGGTACAGACGATCCTGGTACCATGCTGGTAGGAAGCTGACCATTCCAACGTTCTGCGGCAACAAGATCAACAAGCTGAGGATTATCTCTCAGTGCAGCACCACGTTCGCGGATTGCTTCAGCGGTTGCCTTACCTGCTGCGGAAGTGGCATAGGCATCAGCATCTGCCTGAAGCTTCTTAGCTTCTGCTTCAGCCTGTGCCTGCTTTACCTTCTGCTGTGCTTCCTGTTCGACACGAAGTAGTTCTGACTTAGAACGCTCAATGTCTGCCTTTGCCTTTGCAGCGGCTTCAACAGCACCTTCATATGCATCAGAGAAATCGATGTTCTCGACCTGAACAGAAGTAATCTGAATACCAGAAGACTTTACCGCATTCTGAAGTGCAAGAGTAATATCAGTATTGAGCTTACCGCGTTCCTGAATGGCTCGCTGTGCGCTATACTGACCAAAAATGGTCTTTACAGTCTCTAGAGCCTTTGGATTGATGACGCGAGTTACTGCACCTTCCATCGATCCATATTCCTTATAGATACGCTCTACAAGTTCTGGAGCAATCTGATAGTTGACAGACACTTTCATTTCAGCAATCTGCTGATCAAATGAATATGCTGCCATTTGATCAAACTCAGCAACCTGATTACGGATCGTGAAGAACCTTGCGGCCTGTATAAAAGGCATCTTGAAGTTCAGACCCGGCTGAGCAATTTCGGTAAAAGATCCGTTTGTCAGAATGACTGCACGTTCACCTTCATCGACCGTATACCACGATCCAAAGAAAATACCAAGTGCCACGAAAGACACCACACCAAGTCCCGCAAACGTTGCGACCCGCTTAATCATTGCTTTCTTCTCCTGTTGTTCCTGTTCAAATGCCTTGCGGCGCTGCTCTTCATAATATGACACTGATTATTTCCTTTCGTGCTATCAGTATGTGTATATGGTAGTGTTCACTAGATCACTTGTCAACTTTCACAGGACCCTCTTGGTTCTGTTTCATGCGATTATAAATCTCAGCGTAATGTTCATCGATCTTTCGCCGAGTTTCTTCATGTTCCTTTGCACGGATCTTGTCCTGTTCCATTTCCATAGAAATGCAATATGCTGCGGCAGCAACAGCACCAAGAACCAATATGAGAATTCCAATTTTTGCAGAAAGGGCCATGATGGTAATCACACAAATTGCGATAAGCACTGCCAAGGCTGCCTTCTTAGCTGCCTTCCACTGTAGTTCATTCATGTCATGATTTCCTTATGTGAGGGAGGGAAAAGGGAGCCGAAGCTCCCTTTATTAGTAGTCGTAACGCTCGACCATGATGGTCTTACGCATGATGGCTTCTGGAGTGAAACCGGATAGATCGGCAGCGAGAACGCTCTTCACGATAGATGGCGAGAAGCCAGATACCAGAGCAACTCCGTTCTCGTTCTCCTTAACAGGCACATTTTCATGTGCGTTCAGGTTCCAGAACACGACCTTCGGCATTTCATAGCCGGCATCAGTATACTTACGGCGGATCATTTCAATCGCGCTGTCATCATACTCAACGCAACCATTGAACTGCATGTCTGAGAGGATCAGCAGCATCTTTGGCATATCAGACTGAGGAACTTTACCCTTAATAGCCACATCAAGGATCTTCTTGATTGCAGCATGTAGATTGGTGTCCATCTCCCAGTCAACGCGGATCATCTGTTCGATCTTCTGAACGATGTTGCCCTTGAGAGTAACAAGCTGTGGCTTAGTAGAGAAGGTCAAGAATGTATCCTTAAATACACCCTTGTTCTTATCTGCAAGGTAAAGACCAAGCGACACAGAGACATCCAAGCAAGTAGTCATGCTCTTAGACTGATACCCGCCGGCCTTGCAGGCCATTGAACCAGAAACGTCTACGATTGGTAGAATAGATGCATCACCAACGAAGTTAGGCAAAGCTTCCCACTGTGCAACGATATGATCAAGGTTAGACTTATCATAGTTGATGCCATAAGCAGACAAACCCTTGATTACATCATAAGGATACACAGCACCAGCATTTACCTTTACTTCTGCACGAACAGAAGGATCAGTAGAAACGAGCTTTGTAGTCCACTCAGCATACTTTGCAGTGTGACGCTTGAACGCCTTCTTGTAACGAGCAGAAGCAACAGAAGGAACGTGGTTGAAATTGATGTTGTCCCAATCATTAGCACACATCTGTGTTTCAACAACCTTTGTCAGTTCTACAAGACGCTTACGATAATACTTCGGAGTCCATCCAAGCTTCTCACGAAGAGTTGCTGCAAGAGCGCCCTTACGTGGCATCCACTTCGCACACAGACCATCACCCTTGTCGAGTGAAGACTTGATCATCGATACAGCGGCATCACCAACTGCACCCTGCGCGCCGATGGCCACCAAAACATCATCCCAACGACCAAGATCAGGAGCCTTGCGAAGCAGTGCTATTGCAGCAGCTTCATCAGAGTTGATGAGATTGTTGATAATGTCATGAAATAGCTTACGTTCACCAGCACCACCACGGATATCGCGGGCCCACTGTGCAATACGAAGCGCAGTGTCACGATCTTCAACATATGCGCTGGTAAAGTCGGCAGTAATATCTTTACCACGCGAAGCACCGATCTTGAAGAACAGATCAACGTTCTTGCTTGTGGTAGATGCAAGAGCCTTCATACCGTTTTCAGTACGAGCTTCTTGGTTAGCGATAGCATTTACAAAAGAGTTCATTTCACTTTTCCTTTTCTACAGATTCATCTTTTTGTCAAATTCAAAGTTTGATTTTTTTAGTTTGCGGAACTGAATCTAAAATCAACAGAATGTGTTCCTACTTTTTGATTTTGGTGAGAAATCGAAACTCACTGTGACCCGAAGGTCTTTCAGCTTTTTAAGTTGTTGCTGTACACATTCTAAAAGTCAGCGGGATCATCTTTTTTGCATTCATGGAGCAAAGATTGTTTGCGGAACTGATCCCAAAGCACGTTAGTATATTATAGTGTCTCCTTTTCAGGAATTCAACAGGATAGTATTTGTATTCGCCGCATTGCGACAAATGTTGGAATCGAACCAACTGATCCATAGATCATTGCTGTAAACTATCCTTAATCGAGTATGTGTATATAGTATACACGGAAGCGATTTGTTGTCAACCTCGAAAAAAAATTGTCTTGGTTGTGTTTAGAATTGATTCCTGTTCATTTACTCTATCCTTGAATATTACCTCATAACCATCTGTGTCGGCAACTTCAAATCTACGACGATGTAACTTCTCCACGTACTCACGATATAACTTATCATCAGACTTTGCAATATCCGATGCGGTGTCAATATCATCTAGCAGATCAAACAGAAATCTTGCGATGTCTTCCCAGTCTATTTCTAACATCATTACACCTCTACAATCAACGGCTGATAGTTCTGATACCAATCATTCTCACCCGGATACCCGCGCGGATGACAAATCACCCTAGTCTCGCCAATCATATAGTCACACTGCTTATGTGTGTGTCCGTGAACGATCAGCTTTGGCGGCTTCTTCATTTCAAGGATCTTCGGCGCAAGTTCAGTAGCAAAGAAATCATTACCGTTAGAGTGACGATACTCTTCATGCACCGACTGATAAGATGGTAGATGATGTATAACCCAAATATCGGCACCTGCATTGAACAGATAGTCATGATGCGTCTTGTGTGCATTCATGTAACGATCATAGTTCATACCTTTGATGTTGCGATAGTCCATCATATACTCTTTGAAATCCCACCAACGAACGGGAGAGATGTCAGTCCAAAGAGTGGCGCCGGCGATAGTGATGGTGCTGCCATCAGGTTTTGCTAAGAAAACTGGATCTGGAAAGTCCATATCGGCATTGGCAAACGAGTTACCGTAGTAGTCGTGATTACCTGGCACTGAAAAAAGTTTATCTTTGAATAGCGAATAGAAGTAATCGCGCGTCAATTTCTGCGGATGAGTATCACCAGCATTCAAATAGAACACATCAGGATCAGGCTCAAAGAACCACGGTTGAAACTCCATGTGCAGGTCTGAAAAGATTCCGAACTTCATGTTTCTGTTACACCAAATTTTTCAGAGATTGCTTTCCATGCAGCACCTAATGCTCTGTTATGTTCCGTATCACCATTACGAATGCCAAGACGTTCAATCTCAATCAAACAATCTACGACAATCAACTCAGCAAACTTTTCAAGGACTTCAGGATCAACCTGTGACCAACTATCATTGTAACCGATGCTGGCTTTCCAAAGCAATGCTCGAAACTGCTCATTCTTCCACTTATGTCTGTTGTTCATTAGTATACAAATCTCCTACCCTGCCAACCACAACCCGGACAATAAATGTTTTGCTGCGGCGGACTAGACATTAGCAAAATGTTTTCACCTGCAAGTTCATGTCCACAATGATCACATGCGAGAGCAATCCACTTTTCATGACGACCAAGTTTCTTATTCTTCTCAGACCACTCAGCATTATATTCACTCAGTGTTTTCATGATTGCCAACAATCATTGACGTTTGCAGGAATTAGGTTCTTAGATTTAAGCAGTCTTTCAAATGCCGTCTTCATGTTAACTCCACTCCAATCAGGATTACTATCCATTTGATGGACCCAGTTATCTGGATGCCAATGATTGTACCAACCGTTGGCGAGTAATGCTTTATGTATCATCTCATGATCAAATACAAAAGACATCATTCTAGTTCCTCTTCTTTTACGACATAGCCGTTATATCCGCCGATAGCTTCAATCCAGAACAATGCTGCTCCAGAACTTGAAGTATTGACGGTCGACTCATAATGATATGCGCCGATTGTGTAGTGTACTGTAAACTTTTTCATTCCTTCACTCCCAACAATGCATATTCTAACATCTCAAACGCCAACACTTTATCGTAATATTGACTTCTATTCAACCTTGGCATCTCAATAAGAATACCAGTTGGCTTATGATACAGCCGAATGACTGTATTGAGACCACCGATACCCATACCAATACGCTGATCTATCACCCTCACATCGGTATCTTGATACAGTTGTTCGTTCATTTGTTGTAATATCCTTTACTTAGGAACCAACGATATGTATGTTCTACCTTGCGAAGAAACGGATGCTGACGAATCCACATGCCTGTGTTTGGATCGAAATGCTCTCGAAAGAACTCATCATGTTTCTTCATACCTGTTTTAATATCAGGTCTAATCTTTTGTGATAGTTCATCAAACTCTGCATCTGACATGATAGGATTATCATCAAACTCATACGCAAAGGCAGCCAAGGTCAAGCGGATGCGGTTGCGCCGTTCAACCTCAACATCACTACCCCAATTAGACATAACGAGTAGCAGCCTTTTGCACATCAACCAAACAATGATCACGAAGATCACTCATGAATGCAGCACGACCAGTGGGTGCCATCTTGTTCAAGTCAACCTTATATGCGAGAACACCACAGCCAAAATAGACACAAAACTGACGGCCACCATAAGACACAACAACAGTATATGCGTCAGTCATTGCAGAACCGCCGATACCAGGATATCCAAGAGCAGTTGATCCCCAACATAAGGGCGACGAATCTTCTTGATCTTTAGAAAGTCAGGAACGTTTTTACTAAACTCTTTCTTTTCTTCACTTGAAAGATTGTTGAACGCAGACCAATCTCGGGTTTCATATTCAACATCAGGCATGTCACGGTGCTCCGCAGAAGCAAGAGCAGCGTGAAGAGCATCAAAGGGATTACTCATTATACATTCTCCATAAAATCTGCGACACGCACCTCATCGAAACCTTCTGCAAGCATAGGAACTTCCATCGTGTCAGTCATCGAAGCAATCACATGCTCAGGAATAGTCTTGCCCGACCGAGAACTAAGTCGCCTTTGCAACTCTTTTTCTTGAGGAGTAGGAAATAAAACGGCAATTTTCATATAATGATCAGGAATCATAATCAACTTTTTAGCGCGAGACTTAAAAGTAAGATTGGTTTGATCCCAGATAATAGTCATATCTCGCTTCACAGCATCCATGACATTCACATACATTGTCTTTTCAGCATACTTGATAGAAGACTTAAACATTTCATCATAGGTCTTTCCGGCAATCTGAGCAAGACCTTCAATGATATTATCGGTAGATGCCACATAGACACCAGATCCGACAATACCACTGTTTATCCAAGTAGACTTGCCGGAGCCAGGGACTCCGACAAGCATCCACAATTTCGGCCTAGACATAGTTAACATCCTTTAGAAACGCTTCCTTGACCTTTGCGTAGGAACCGTTATTGCCACAGTTCTTGAGTATTGTAGCAACAATGGCCTGATAAGTCAAGTGTTCGTTACATTCCTTGTCCCAAAACTGGAAGATCATACCACGAATCACAGGAGAGATGTTAGGTGCTGCTTCTAATGCAAAAGACTTCCGATCCATTCCAGAACGGGTGTAACGAATAGTCTGATCCAGAACGTAAGCATCGGCGCGAAGTCTCTCTTCCATCTTCACACGGAACTTTTCCACTCGCTCAACGTCTTCTTTTGGAAGGACAGGAAGCATATCATCCAATTCGTTCTTCAGTATCAGTTCTACAACATCACGTTCCTGACCAAGCATAGACTTGACCTTGTGAATACGGACATACCAGTCCGACTTGATCTTGACCATGTGGCCGTCATCAAACCGAACAACCACACCTTCAATGTTCTCAGATTGACGAACAATCTTGGTAAGAACATCATGTGTGATACGAGAGTCCCACGCCTGAACAAGAGGGATATCAAACCCAGCCGCGAGTTGCTTCAGTTCATCATATGGCATGTACTTACCATTATCGTTGAACCGAACAGCAGTAAGCACAAGACGATCATCAGGATAGTCCAGTACGATACGGTTCTTGTTAGAACACCATTCAAAGATCAAAGTCAGATCACGATCATATGCCATCCGAGCAACAAGAGCATACTTTGGGTTCTTAGCCACAAATGCTTCTGCTTCCATGGAAGTGTCAGTAACGCCCATCTTGGTCATCCAACGAATGTGGTTACGCACTCGGCAAGGAGATACCATTGAGCCGTCAAGCTTCTCAAGAATAATGTGAGGCTTAGACCAGTCAATCTTGTCCAGCAAAGTCTCATCACGCTCGTTCACATTGAAGAACTTGTGATACCGACGATTGATCAGTTCACCAGTTTCAGAGTCAAACACAAGACCGCGACACTCACGACGAAGAGCATTGCGCTGGGCAAGAATATCAAATTCAAGTTCAGGCGACTGTTCAACATCAGGAAAAGTATCGTGACCAGCCACAACGTAGTTGATTACGGTATAGCCATCCTTCACAGCATGGATGAACTCAGGAGAGTCCTTAATGTGCGGTAACACATCATCTATGTGTAATATGTTAGGAAATTCATACTTCATTACTTTCCTCCAATGACCAAACTTCAAACGTGCCATCATCTTTCTTCAACCAACCGACACGCATAGTTGGATCAGTAATCTTTCTATCATTCATACGAACGGCGCCTTGTTGTATACCGCGTCTTGCTTCAGATTTGCTTTTTGCAAGGCCTGTCATCACAAGCAAATCGGCAACAGCAATACCGCCGAAGTTTTCTTTCGTGATCATTTCTTTACCAACTTTTCTAAGTTATTCAACTTATCTAAAACAGCACACAGGAGAAAAATGACGATGATCACTAAAAATTCCATCAGAAATCTCCTGGTGCCACCTGAAGGACACGAACGCCTTCGGCACGGATTGCATTAACTACCCGCGTACGGTCATCAAACCACAGAAACGGCTCACCAAACTCCTTACGGATCTGCTGAAGCAGTTCAACCTTGATGATATCATCAGGCCGATGATCCTTTGCGGGCCTCATGAATAGCTTGTCGAAAGTCACACCAAAGTCCTTCATCTGCTTTTCGGTCACTTCACGTTGTTCCTCACCACGACCAGAGCAAAGAACGACAGTGGTATTGTGAGTGAATAGTGCGCGAGTAAGCCACACAATCTCTTCATGCGGAGTATCATTTGGGATACCCGCAGTGAATGCTTTCCAGTTCTTTGGCTTCGTTGCGACAAAAGCTCTGCGATGCTCAATGTTCGCAAGAGTGCCATCAATGTCAAAAACGATAACCTTGTTCATTTTACTTTCCTTCAAATTTTTCCCAAGTGTCGCGGCTCACGGGGTCGCGGTGCGCTTTGATTTCCCACGATTGGATAACCAACATTCTCATTGCATCTTCAATATGCTCAGAAGCAAAAATATCTTGAATTTTTTGCAGTCTGTCAATGATCTTCTGAACATCAGAATGATATGCTTTATGCTCTTCTCTAATCATCACATTTTTCTCCCTAGTGTTTCAACGTCAGCACCATCAGTGATGTACTGAACAGGACCCTTGTTGAATGACGGAGCCAGGCGCTTCTTCTTTTCTTCAATCGCTTTAGCAGTGGCAACGGATTCTTCTCGGTCACGCTTCCATTTATAGTCTTCAACAGACCGCTTGAAGCCATTTCCAACAGAATTAGATAAAGGCGGAAGCGACTTCTTAACCAGTGGTGCCGGTAAATACATCGAACGATCAGGTGCATCTACAGTATTCTTTATAGATGCAAAATATGCAGAACGCTCTTCTCTAAGACGCAACGTCTTCTTTGACGGCTTTTTCTTAGCTGATCGATTATGTGTGTAGATAATAGCCACTAAACTGCCCAACCATCCTGTTCATGTTCAGGTTCTTTGCGACAAAACTGATCCATCTCAGAGAGAAACAGATTGATATCATCAAGATCAATCTCAAGAATGTTTCGCGCACCAGAAACCACCAGAACATAATCCTGCAATAGCTTCGGAATCTCGTTGTAATATGTGTAAGTCTTTAAGCCCATCTTCTATGTTTCTCCTTGCGAGAATAAACCTTCTTAGACTTTATAACTTGTTTGCGAAACTTTGGCGACCACAAAGATTTCGCGACAAAGTTTCGCTTTTTCATTCTCACATGCTCCAGTAAGTTTCAGAAGACGGATCACAGCACAGAGGAGTGTTCACACCCTGAGTGAACTCTTTTCCACTCATCATGTTGCGCTTCGTCTCTTTCTTCTCAATGTTTGCGTAGAAGTGGTTGATCTCAGCGATAGCAAAGTCAGACTTGTTTTCAAGACGGGCGAGAGCAATCTTAGCTCCACGCTCAGTCGGGTAAACTTTGTAGTTGAAGGAGCCACCGGCGAGACGGGTCGTTTCGGTGTTGTAGATCACGTAAGACATTCGAGAACCTCTTTCGTTGTTACAAAGACATTTATAAAGGATACGGAAATGAATGTCAAACAAAAAATGGCAGAAAACTGAATTTCTGCCATTTACCATAGAATACAACTTCTAGTATTGGTTAGGACTGCTTTTTCAATTCCAAGAATGTTCTCACAAAGCTATCATCAATATCTGTGCCCTGCTTTCGCAGATGCTGATATTCCTTAGAGTATTCAGTTCTGAACATACGAACTAGGCCGCTCTCCGTATCTCTAAAACACATCATATTCTGTAATGCTCTTCCCCATGCGATCATGGTAGGACTCCTTTCTGTCATGTCTGATTGTCACTAATATATAGTATTTTGCATTGTGCAATGCAGCATGACAGAGTGTCGCGTTATTCTTTGATATGCGACCTGTGAACTTTGACCATTATCCAATCATTGTAATACGTATCGGATTCTAAAACTTTCTCATTCATTTGATACCAAGCTTCCCAGTAGTTCGCTGTGCCTTTAGACTTGCAGAGCTTCAAGATTTCTCTTTTGAATCCGTCTCGTCCCAGTTTCTCAACGTCTCCAAGAAGTGTGAGGTTTGAACCAAAGTATTCTCGCCAGTCGCTTTCACTTTTGACTCTTTTTCTTCGCGTTTTGCCTTTGACTTTTTTGCTTCGGACTTTCGTGAAGTTCTTTTTACCAATGTATTGTTTTCCATTTTCTAGATTGGTGATGCGATACACAAAGGACACATAGCCTTCGATATCATCATCACCAATTTCTTTGTCGTTGTAGTACCACATGAGCATACCCTTTTAGGGTATGTATGTTACCTGTACCCAGAAGGGTATGTCTCTTTGAAATCATTATAATCCATGGGACCTGGTAAATCATTATAAAAAGGATTCCAACTCTGTGTCGGCATAGGACCAACAGCACCTGTCATTGGGGTACCACATGTCACTTGTGGAAATGTTGGGCAGTTTGGACTAGAACAAACATATCCCATCACACCGCTAATCTTGATACCACACTTGGGGCAGCTTTCTTTTACCTTACCAACATATGGACCAGTATCAATCCATGGATTATACGTTTGTTCTTTTGGTGCAATCTTCTTACCTTCTTCAAGCCCAGCAGCAAAACCGTCCTTGAAGCCCTTTGCATAATCAGTCATACGTACCTCCAAAACCAACACCACAATGTTTCAATCTTGCCGGTTGTGCATACCATAAGTCAAAGTCTATACCTGAGTATCCAACACCACTATGAACATACAGCGATACATCATCTTCTTCATATTTTTTGAATATCAGTCTGAATAACTTATTCATCATCACTCTCCAAATCTACTTCTTCTTCATCAAAGCACTCTTCGCCACAGAAGGAGCAGAACCGAGGTTGGCCTTGCGTCTCTTCATAGTCATAAAGAATTTTATATGAGGATTCGCAATAATCACATTTTACCTTTTCTACTTCTTTTGACATGTAATCGTTCCTTAAATTTCACAGCCTCCGGCCACGCAAGCAAGTTCTTGTGAGCCGGTTGTACTGTCTCTCTTTTCGTACTTAGCCAAATCGGTCCAAATGACATTCTTTGGCATCTTCTGAAGAAGAGCTTCATATTCTTCTTTCGTGCAGTCTTGATAAGGCGCTTGCTTATAGACATGATCAGAGAATGGTAAGAAAGAAACACCTGACATTTCATCAAAGTGATTATAGACCCATGCGCCAACTTCTGGCCACTCTTCTTCTTTTACAGAGATAGTAACAGAAGGTTTATGCTCACACCAATGGCGCTGATAAACAAGCCACAGTTCAAGCTGTTGAATAGCAGTCATGTCAGTACGGAACACGGCATGATCAGGTGACTTCTGCGGGAACGAAAACACATAGGTGTGGTCAGGTTTCATCACATCATCTTCACATGGGAAACCCATGTCCTTCATCATAACTGCGAGAGGATCTTTCTTATCTGCACGAACAGTACGAATGTAGTAAGGACTATGACGGGCGTGAATACCAGATGCGGAGTCAACCAACTGAGATACAGTGCCAGAAGGCTTGACGCAAGTAATAGCAGCAGAGACAGGTATACCAAGCTTTGCAGCCCAAGTCTTGTTAGTTTTGACAGCTTCTTCACGTAGTCCCTCCAACATTGGTCCAAGATGTTCAACACCTGCAACACCACCATTCGTAAACTGATTGTCCATGATGCCAGTCAATGACACACCAAGCAGCCGCTCTTCAGCACAGTTCTCAGCCCACTTCTTGCTCAAGTATTTGAAGTTGGTAAGTGTGGATTGGAATGTACCAAGTATAGTTGCGAGTTTGACCTTGCGCTTGAGTGATTCGGGCGTATCATCTCCTCTGACGACAACCTCTGTAAGATTACAGAACTCGCGTGAACGGAGAATGATTTCAGAACATGGGTTGGTGCCGAAATCGTGTTCAGGATCACGGCGTCCGAACTTCTCAGCCTGCTTCTTAGACGCAGTTCGACTAAAAATGCCGCGTTCGCCAGAGCGCGACTCATAGAGGGAAAGCCACTCACGCATGAAGAGGCCCACATCAGGCTTCTCTTTTGCAACGAAAGAGTTGTTAGCAAGAGCGCGTTGTACATTCTCTTTCCACCAGTCACCAGACTTTGCAACGCGCATTCTATCATCACTAAGGTCAGAAAGAGAAATAAGCGCAGAGCGTCTAACACCGCCGACAACGACAATCTCAGCAATTTTACAAACAATGTCATGTGCCTCCAATGTGTTCAGTCTACGACCTGCGGCCTTCTTAAATGTTGCAACAGTAAACTTGAAGAGTTCTTCTAATGGACCGGGACCAGATGCTCGACCACCAAATGTCTTAAGAGGTGCACCAGCAGGACGAACTTTGCTCAAATCCCAAGCAGGTACTTGGCCAGCATAAAGAAGATGAATAAGTTCTTTGAGAGCCTTTGCCCAACCCAACTTGGAGTCAGCAACGGAAATTGTAGTTTCAGTATCGAAGAAAGCATCGGGGACCACAGGCAGTTGATCCACATACTTGGATTCTACTGAGAAACCTACACCAGTACCATTCATCAAGATATAAAGAATTTCATCAAACGAACGAGGGCTATCAACAGCAACATACGAACAGTTATAGCCAGCAACATTCTCACGCTTGAGTGCTTCACCAGCAGTCATCAAGCAACGCATAGATGGCATGATTTCAAGATTGAGTACAGCTTCTTCTAGCTGCTTACGCTCTTCTTTAGTTACATTATAACCTGTAACTTCTTTGATATGCTCATCAAAGAAATTGAAATAACGTGCAACGGTTTCGTCCCAATTCTCTCTACGATTTTCTTCCCATAGCCATCGGGCATAGCGTGACTTATGAATGAACTCCTGATAGAGGGTCGGTAACATGTTACTGCCTGACATACAAATACTCCTAAATTTTTTTATTGATTATTTTCTAAGACGTTCTTAAGTGATGGGAACTTTTCAGTGATGATGTTCCAGCATTGTGTAGCGATTTCACGGTGTTCTTTCTGGGTACCGTTACCCATGCGTAGTTCGCAGTAGTGAATCCATGAACGAAGTGAACCAGACATATACATGCGGCTCTTAGTCAAGCCTTCAGGAAGAAACACTCTGGCCTGCTCCTTGGCGATACCATTGTCGATGGCCCACTTGTAGTTTGCATAAGAAACGTCCATGACCTCTGTAAGCTTTTCATACCACTCTTCAGATATCTTAGCATCAACACCTTCAATGCTGTTTTGTCGGTTCTTGATATCTTGAAGTCTTGGTTCTCGGCCCTGCATGGCCTGAAGAGGATTACCAACTTCAGCATAACGCTGACTAAACTCTTGAAATGAAAATGAACGATGACGAAGGATCTGCCGTGCAATGTCGCGTGTCGTATTGATTTCCATAACTACATGCACCATCTCAAATGGCGACCAGTGCTTGTTCTTCACAAGATACTTGAGCAACTTCTCACTATCTGGATTGTCCTGATTAGCAGGATTAGACACGCGGGCACAGTATGCAATCAACTGCTCTGCGGTCATTGGTGTCATCTTGCCGCGATCAATGCCAACATCATCACCATTCATATTGATATTCGGCTGTGTAACGCCGATCAGTCTCACATTCTGCATATTATACTTCCTGATATGTCTTAATAAAGATTTCATTCTTGCAAGGATAGAACTCATCGTTCACACCCTTGATGATCCAGTCGCCTGCATTTGCGGTCATGCGACCTTCTAATGTATCAATCCAGATTGTCGGTGGATTAGTTTGATAACCAGTTGTAGGACTGTTTATCCATTCTTCAATATCTAAAACTGATGCCGCATCTGTTAGCTGCATTGCTTCTATAGTCACAGGCCTTTTACGAAAATATCTCACGCCTTTCGCCATCTCTCAAACTCCAACTTTGCTCTTAAACCTTCAAACGTATTTCTATCTATAATACTGAGAATTTCTGAAGTTGTCGCTCCAGTCAATATCCAGTCGTTTATGTCTTTGGACACTATATCTTGAGGCCAAATAAAAATATTTTTATTGTGACTTATTGTCTTCGCCATCTGCTTTACGATAGCAGAGTTGCGCGGCTCATTGTCATGAATGAACACATAGTCATGATTGCCGAGCAAAAGAGTAATATTATATAGCGATGCGTCCATGGTCGCAAGAGAGTTCTGTAAAAACAGACTGTCGATTGGACCTTCTACTACGTATATGCGCTTGCTCAGATCAACACGATCAAGACCATAAACTTTCTGAAAATCATCATCAAGCTTCACTGTGATATACTTCACTTTGGATTCACCAACAGCGCGACCTTGAAAACCAAGGAGCTTCTTATCTTTGTCATAAAAAGGAATGATGATACGAGATTCCGTGTATAGCGTCTTCTCATAATCAGGCAGCATCTCTAACACAAATGACTTGAAGTCGTGTGCGTAATATAGTTCAGTGTCGATAGGAATCTTACGACTGCGAACATACTGTTTTGCAATATGCTCTTCTGAGAGAGACTTGATTGTAGGAAGATTGATCTTTTTCTGAATGTTGAAGACTGGTTTCACAGCTACATATGAGAAGTCAGGCTTAGCAACATTACCATTGCTTTCTTCCTTGTAGCGTTCAAGCTGATACTCACGATAAAGAGATTTGTCCATGGTCTTCAAGAAGTTTCCCATAGACATGCAAGTGCCACAGTTGTGACACTGAAAGAATAGATCAGACTTTCTGCGAAAGAAATATCCTCGCGCCTTCAGCTTGTTCTTGCTGGAATCTCCACAGATAGGACAACGGAAGTTCCAAAGGAATTCCGATTTCTGCTTAAATCTCTCTAGCTTTGTTGAAACGAGCGAAACGAACTTCTTGTCAATATACAAAGACATAATGCCACCTACAGTTAAACAGGTGGCATTATATCAGAATGTGATAGGAAATCTAGTGTGAAGCTTAAATACCAAACAGTTTGCTGATGTTGATTGCATTTTTTGTTGCAAGGAATAACAGAGCGGCGATTACAGCGGCAACGCCATACTTCCATGCTTCGATCTGTGAAAGTCTAGTACCTATGCCTTTGTTGTCGCCCTTCAACTCTATCTTGAGAGATTGAATTTCATCAAGTATCTTCTTTTCAGTATCATCAATTTTATCTGAGAGTTCGCGGTTTACGGTTGTTATTCGTGAGTGCAATTCTTTGATTTCTGAGTTATGTTCTATTCTACGCATTTCCAGTACGCTTTGCAATTCTTTGGTTGAGGTTTCTTGGACTTCAAGTCTCTGCTCTTGCAAAGATACCATTCTTGAAAGACTTGATGCGATCTCTTGCATCTTGTCGAGCGCGGCATCAAACTTCGTCAGAAGCGCCGACATGGTTACAACATCTTTTTTAAGTAATTCAATTTCTATCTTGGTATCAAGCTCTTCTGTCACTTTCAGCCGCCCTTTTTTGTATTATTTAGTGTTCTTCTGTTCAGTCTTTGTCACAGTAACATTGAGTTTAGGTTGTGCAATTCTCTCTTGCTTTTCCATAACTCTACTACCAAACCAGAAAGCAATGATCGTAGAGAATAGTGACATCGTTTCAATATCCCACACAGCCTTCAACATCTCAGGTACAGATTGTCCTGTTGAGAGCATGACATAGGCAGCGGCGATCTTCACTGCACAGAAAAGGAAAAAGAATGTATATGTTATAACAGGGCGAATAGAAGCGCGTAGTGCGTTAATAAAGACTCCACCATCAAGAGACTTATCATGATCAAGAGCAGATTGTCGTGAGACAGCATCGTTCTTGACCATTTCAATACTGTAAGTGAGATCGGCTTGTCGTTCTGCCGCATCCAACTTGATTTTTGTAAGTTCGATCTCATACTTAATCTCCTGCTTTCGCTCAAATATTCTCACAATAGAAGGCAGTAAACTGCCTAGAATGCCAAAGAGTGGCGATAATAATGCTAACATATTTTACCTCTTATCTATTAACGGTGCCGCCGATCTTCAATCTCTTAGAACGCTTAAGTATTCCTGGATTCTTCGCTTCTAAATCTTTCAAAGTCATTCCTAAGTCCTTAGCGATCTTTGTTGGATTGTCGCCTGCCTTGATCTTGTATGAACCACCAGAAGATGCTTTCTGGTTTTCAACCGGTGCAAGCTGAGACTTGTTAACAAGACTTGTTGTAGTCTTCTTGATTCCTGTATCACCAATAGAAGCTTTAGATGGTTGCTTCTTTTCCATTGCAGCTTTGAACTTTATATCAAACTCAGCTTTTCGCATCTTCATATCATCATCAAATGACTTCATGTCAGCTTTCAATTTTCTTTCAAACTTCAACATCTTCATTGCGGTATCCTGGCCAAACTGTGGACGAGGAGCAACATCGCGTGATAATTGTCTCTGGAATGCAACAGATGTTTGTCTTTCTGGTGCTTTATCTAGAGGACTTCTTGGAATTTGTTGAGGCACTCTATCTTGAATTTTAGATGAAACATTTTTAGGTTTATCGATATTCTTCTTACCGGGATCGGCACCACCAAATGCAGACATTGCAGTGTCAAATGTACTAAGAGCTTTATTGCCAATAGCAGAGTAATCAACTTCTTTGGTGCCAGCAGGAAGTTCACCGGTTTTTACACCTAACTGTCTACGAATAGGATTAAGCACCTGATTGAATCCTGTGCCGATGCTATCAAGCACACCTTCTTCTTTTAGGTATTCTAAGAATGTTTTCATTTTGTTCCTGTAGGTGTCTGAGTTGTTGTTGTACGTTCCAAGAGTTCGTCACCCAATGTAATACGCTGTATCTTTTCTTGTCCTCTTGTCCATGCTGCAACACCGATAATCGCTGCCATAGCAAGATGATAGAACCCACCCTCTTTGAGAGTGATTGGATCCCATGGTTGTTTTGTGAGATACATGAATGCAGCAGGAAAAATTATAAAGTCAAATAAACACACAGCAAGATATTGCCATGCAATTGCAGGTCTCCAATATTGCTTGATCCATGATTCCATTATTTTTACCTCTTGATTGGTACTTTATAGTTGTGAAAAAAATCAGTCTCTGCTGTTTTAGCTCCGCCGTGAGCCTTTGCGATAGTTGAATATAGTTTTGCTTTTGAATCTACTTTGTTTTCAGGATCTTTTTCATTCTTGAATGCAGAAAAGACATAATGATCTATGTCTTTATGGGTATCTGCATGTTTCTTCATGATATCTTTCACTGTTGAAAATATTCTCATAGCATGTTTACCGGACTGGCCTGTTGTTCCTATTGAACCGTGTTCATCTTCGAACGACACTTCCGCTTTTCCTTTTGTCATACCTTCAGTACGGTTGTAAATCTGAACGGCAAAAGGTCTATTCTTATGATCATAGAAATGATATCGATGAGTATCACCATATTTTCCTTTTTCTACACCTGCATAGAAATTTTCATATGGTGTTGTCATGGCTTCTTCAAGAAATGATTTGAGCGTCTTCATCTTACACCATCAACAGATTAAGTGTGTCAGTGTCGATCTGACCTGTGACAGGCAATTTGCTTTTTGTCTGGAATTCTTTCACAGCAGCTTCAGTTGCTGGCCCAAAGTTTCCGTCTTTAGCAAGTCTTGCACCCTTTCTGATCAACATGTTCTGTAAATCAGCAATGTAAGGTGACACATCACCGCGTTTTGCCACGACGATTGAAGGCACTAAAGGATCTACAGGAGGTGGAGGACTTTCAGGTTCTGATTCTTTGAATGAAAAATCTTTAGGTATAACAGTCTTAGCTTTAGCGAGATACTTCTTACGATCTTCAAATCCATTAGTGCCGCCATTGATCTTCTTCGTAATAGCAAGCACATCATCTTTATCTGCAAGAGGATTAAGCTTGCGTGATTTCCAATACTCAAGAGCGGTCAATACTGATATCTCTGGTGTTTCTGCAAGTTTTGGATTATTCTCCAAATCTTTTCCTATCTTAGCACCTATTGTGCGATAGTTGGCGCGACCTGTTAGCTGGAATATACCACGGCCCTTGTAGCGAATGCCATCACCGGGTTGTGTGTTACCCAAATCTTTGCGTCCTTCATAAGCCGCACCTGATGCATATTCTTCTAGTGTTCTAAACGAAGCCGCTTCATGTGCCGCCTGTGCAATGAAATGACAGACACGTAGATAATTGTTCACTTCATATTTTGGCATGTACATGTTGAGATAGCCAACCAAAGGACCAATGATTTCTTCTTTTGAGTTTGGTGCAATCTTCTTAAGCATTTCTCTAGTGATCATTATTATCTTTCCTTACCGTAACGCGCAAATGTCATAGCACCAGTACGTTCATCTTGAATGATGATCGGCTTCTTTCTATTCTTTGGATGATTGGCATATTCACGAATGTCGTGATAGTAGTCATCTTCTTCTAGATACTTGCGCCACTGAGCACCCTTGCGCTTCTCTTCTTTGATCTTATGAAATCTATCGGACGAAACTTGAAAAGTGTCCCATTGTCCTAACTTACCACGCTTGGCTCTCTTAACCATTGGCATCATTTGTGCAGGTCTTCCCGGTTCACCTTGTGGACCAATACCAATTCCTGCGATTTGACCTGAGCCAGCAGTCATCTCTTCTTCAAGACCAATGGCTTTCTTTGCTAGACCTAGATAATACGGAATCTTGCTGGCTTTATCACCAGCACTGATTGCAGAACCGATTGTAGCGCCTACAACAGGAATTTCTGGTGCAGCAACCACCGCTGTTGCGCCTGCTAGTCTTCCTGCTGATGATGCTTGTTGGTGTTCTGCATCATCATGTGCAAGCTTTTCTTTTTCCTGATCTAACTCTTTATCGTATGTTGTACCTTTGCCGTAACCTGCCATGCTTGCGATATTCTTTGCTGCATAGTCTGCACCGGCTCTAGCATATTTGTAACCACCAAATGTAGCGGTATCAGCAGCCTGTCTTCCGAAAGCAGAGATACTGTCCCATGTGCTTTCGCCTTCTTGAATTTTTTTTCTAATGAGCTTCTTCATCTTCTTCTCTTGACAACCTCTTGACACGACCTCATAATGGCTATGTCCACCATGAAATGAATACCTTTATTAAAGATCCTGTAACCTCTTACCTACCAAGATATCTACTCCTATATCTGATGAGTTCAGGTACTTTCCTTTTATTCCGTTTATGTGCTGAGGCATGAAGTTCAAAAATAGTAAGAACGTCTTCAGCACATGATAGTCCGTTTCGTCTATCTTATAGAACAACATTCTCACCGCAGGTTCTACACCGAATACATTTGTAAGAATGATGATATGATTAAGTATCAACCGCTCTTTCAATTCACCTGTAACCTTGTATCTCTTAATGAGACGCTTGACATACTTTAGTCTTTTGAAGTCTTCTTCAAATTCACTCATAATGCAGTTGGGTTTATCGTAAGACTTCATCGCATAGAGTATAAAGTTATCATCACTTAGATTATTGATCATTATTACTTTTCGCGCTTTTCACCCTCTGCTTTACCAGACATACCTGTTACTGCTCTCTTGTTAGCATCTTTGACAAAACTTTTCCACTTTTTCTTATCATCTTTTCTTCTTGCACCAGACAAAATGTTTTTGGTATGTTTTGTTTCTTTTGCCCAATCAAGATCATAGTCTTCATCAACAGAATCAGGATCTCTAATCTTATTAGAGATACGCTTCATCATCTTGACTTTAAGCTTTGCTTTATCAAACTTTTTATCATCTATGTACTCACCTGCTTTCTTGGCAGCAGCATTATGCATCTTCACATACTTCCAGTTACGATCATAGTCATTCTTAAAATCTTTTGCTTCATTTATTTTATTATCTGATTTGTAAGAATCGTAAGAATCAGAAGCATCTACATCATCGTCGTAATACTCTTCGTCACCCTCTTCCATTTCATCTTCTACATCGGCAAGAAGTTCATCAAGCTCTTCTTTATTAACAATTTCCGAGAATATATCAAAAGAACCTTTATCATTCATTGAGTACTCAAAGTAGACAAAGTAAGATGATCCTGTTGTGGTGACAACATCACCATTGTTTTTCATGCCGATGCGTTCACCAAATTGATTGATCTCAAAAACTTCATGGCCGGAATCACCAGCCAAGAAGTTTGTTGCTGGCAGACCGATATGAAATGGTGCAAGAACTTTACGCACCATTTCTAGAGCATGATAAGGTGTTGCGTATGGTCGAGCAGTGATAGAAGTTAAATGAATATTGATGTTATCTCTAACAGGACCATTATCGACACCTACAAACCCTTTTTCGGTTTGAGCATAAGGCATCATTTCTTCAGTGATATATTCTCGGAACTTTTTCATGTTATTGTGCCTTTATATTAGGTGCCTGGGAAATACTTATCGTCAGCAGAGTTGTCTTCAGTCATTGAACCCATTGCGATAAGTGTTTCATAGTTTACACGACCGGCACGACCGCCGAGTGTAATAGCAAATGATGCTGCTGAGATGTTAGAACCCGGTGCAATCACGGTAGGAGCAACGTTGAAACCTGCGCCTGGATTTACAATAGTGATAGATGAAATTGTGTTCCATGCGGCATTGCTAGAGTATGACTGTAAAGTATTTTGTGAGTTAGCAATTGCATAACTTACGTTGACCGTACCATCACCGCCGCCTGATACTCTCAAGAAACCGGCTGCATTGTAACCAGAACCACCGTTCGTGATAGCAATAGAAGCAATTGGTCCTGTACCGATCTTTTGTGATACCCAACCAGCATGTGCAACTTTTTTACCATCAACGAGAGTATTTGCGGCTTCTGTAGAAGAAACGCCCCACACAGCACCGTAGTACTTTGAGGTATTGGCCTTGCTTCCATTGATTGTTGAGTTAGACACTAAGTAAGTAGTGTTTGCATATACAGGCTTGTTGTTACCTGTTGCGTAGTCTTTATTTCCCCAAAGCATTGGTTATTTCTCCTTGTTTTCTTTAGTAATACTAATTTCTTTGTTGACAGAATTTTTGTCTCTTGGAGATACTTCTACCGTATCAGATAATTTACCTGTTTCTGTCTTACCACCACGATGAACAATATCCATCTCTTCATCGTAGCGACCTTTCATTTTTTGTTGTCCAGCTTTTTGCCAGCTTCTTTCACTTGGTATTTTCTTTTGAAAGAAGACGTTTCTTTTTCTCTTGTGATATGTTCCGCCAAGAACTTCATCAATTTGTTTTTTTTCTTTTATATGATAGAACTGATTAGAGCTTTGCGGATCTTCACCATGAGTACCTTTGCGATGTGCAGGATCAAAAGGACCTGGTTTGCCAATGATCTCGGCAAGTTTCTGCTTGCGAATTTCTTTGATCATTTCGGCAAGTTGCTTTTTGTTCATAGCTATTACTTCTTCTCTCTACGAGCTTGAAGAACAGCAGCAATAGCAGCCTTGCGGCGCTCTTCAGAAC